TTACGGGGTTTTCTGTGGCTGCCCGATCAAAATAATCCGTTCTGAGGCAGTTAATAAGCCTAGTAATAAAGTATTTCTGAACGTGATGTCTTTTGTTGGAGATGCAGGCTTCTCGAGCGGAAGGATAAGGACGGTTGCCGGGGATAGTTGATCTCGGCTTTTGTTAACAGGGAGAGCGTAGGCGAGGTTAACATCATCCAGTTCTCCAAAAGAAAAATCGTGAGTTTTCCCACTAAATTCTATCATAACCCGTCCGTCGTCTAAATAGGATTTTTCATCACCAGTTTTGGGGATTTCATCACGGGTGATATCTTTGATAAAACCAATATCGCCTGTCATTAAATCTTTTTCGCAATCATTCTGTTGCAAAATGACTTTGTCGCCAATTTTATAGCGCGCCCCAAATTTTTGCAGACTTAAACCATGCTGTTGATCATTTAACAGGTTCTGAAGTTGAAACGTCAAGTTTTGCGGCCCGATCATGCCTTTGGCCATGCTAATGACCTGAATGTCTTTTATCGGATTGTGTTTAAAGCTTTTGGGTAAGCGGTTTTTGATGACTTCGACCAGTTTACGTTGTGCGTCCTGCTCATTCTCAACTGTAATAAAATAGAAGCTACCAGGATTTTGTGTGTCAGAACTATAGTCGATGTCCCCACCCGTGCTTAGTTTAAGCGCGTTTTGGGCAAGCTTGTTGCTTTGAAAGCTTGCGGATAGTTGATCAAGAGCGACCTTACTATGGTCGACTGATTTAAGAAGCTTATCGAGTACCCGGCCAGTGCCGGGGAAGAAACTACTTGGAAAAGTTGTGGGTAAATGATTTTTCATCAACACCAGACTTGCACTCTCAGGCAGAGCGTCCAGTACAGAAAGTAAGGTTGAACGGTCCAAGAGATCTGCCTGATCAATAATCAGAAGCTGGCAATCCAGTGGCTTGCGTGCGGTTCGCTTGTAACTTTTACTCTTGGCATTGTATTCAAGTAGTTTGGGTACTGAAACTGTATCTGTATCCAGTGCAGAATTTGTTGTTTTTAACTGTGTAGAGGATGGAACTGCGACGACAGTGGATATGTTTTTTGCTGTGACGATTTTAGCAAAGGCTTTTATAACGTCATCTTTACCTGTTCCGTGAATGGCTTCCAGGATGGTGAACTTTCTTTCCAGCAGTTTGGCAACGGCACCTTTTTGTTTTTCGGCGAGAACAATCTTGTCGCGGTTAATAACCCAATCAATTGCTTTTTGGGTATCTATCGCTCCCCAGGGGACAGTGCCTTCAGACAATGCGTTCAGACGCTTTTTGATTTTTGTATCTACCTGCCAATCTTGTTTAAGGATCAAGAATTCTTGTGAGTTCCCAGTTGTATTTGTTGGGGCATCTTTTTCTTTGAAGGTATGTATATGTTTGGCTTCAATCTCTTTTGCCAGAGCCTGTTCAAGAATATCAGCAGGGATTTCCAGGCGCTTATGCAGGAGAGCCAGAAGGTTGTTTTTTTCGCGCGCATCAGCGGCCTGAGCGAGTGCGTAATACAAGGCTGCGCCAGCTCGTTCTATAGAGTGTGCTTCCAATCCAAGTCGGTGCGCAATACTATCGGGTACATCAAAGGGAATAGACTTTACATCGCGAACGATACAATAGGGATTGCCTTTTAATTTCGCGATAGTGTCTTGTCCAAAACAAGTAAAAAGTCGATAGGCTCTAGCAGGATCAACACCGTGGTTATGCAAGAAGATCGCAATTTGCGAGAGTGTTTTTCTTTCTTCCGACCATTCTTGCAGAAGGTTAACTTTCCCCTTTGGCAGGGATGTTTCTGTCGCAAGCTTTTCCGGTGCTTCAATGATTACTTTCAGCGCATCGGGACCAAAGCTTTCAACGAGTTGTTTGGCTGCCTTCGCACCAAGCCCCTTGATCATGCCGTCAGAGAGTTGCTTTTCTAGGTTTGCAAGGAGTTTCTCAGGACTTGGCCCTTTGCCGCCGAGATGTTCGTCCAAAAATTCACGACAAACATTAAAGTCAGATGTATAGCCCTTGGGAAGCTTTAGCCCCTTATTTTGGGCAACGGACTTTGCCGTTTCCTTCATTTTATCCGTAGGCTTGCCTTTACCCACATTTTTTGGCATTGCCACGCCCGTGTTAATCTTGGGCGCGGTTGCGGCATTGGTTTTGAGAATGCTGATAAGGCGTTCTGTATCATTGCCGATATCGTCCCAAACCTGTCGAGCCGTCTGTTTTCCTTCTAGAACGTCATCCAGGTTCATTTCCCACATGGCGGTAACACCGGGATCAACCAGTTCCGGGGCTGCCGTTTTCAAGGTTTTGAACAAGGTCAGACCTGCGTCGGTTGGAACGATGTGTTTTCCGCTTTGGGCAAGGAAGTTTTGTAGTTTCAGACCTGTAATCACGGCGGCACGTGTGGCCGGGGTGCCGATACCCTTGGCTTCTTTTAGACGTTCCTTCAGATCCTTGTTTTCAACAAAACGCCAGGCATTTTGCATCGCGTCGATCAAGGTTCCCTCGTTGTAGCGTGGGGGCGCTTTGGTTTTCTTGGTATCCGTTGTCACGGGGGACAGAACGGCAATGTCGCCGTCTTGAATAGGGGGAAGTTCGCCTGCATGATCTTCCTTCTTTTCCATGACATCTGTATAGACGGCTTTCCAACCCTGTTCTTTGGGGATATTACCCGTCACCTTGAAGTCCAGCAGTGTTTCTTTTTCATTTCCTGTCTCTTCATCAGGCAGGGTTACCGGGACCTCCATAGATACACTGGTCGATTCATAGACGTAATCAGGCATCAGGATCGCGAGATAAGAACTTGCAACCAGATCGAACATGCGTTGTTCATCTTGGGTCAGGCGTGCATAGATGACTTCTACGCGATCCATGGTGTTTTTATTGGGGACAATCGCGTGGTGCGATACACCCTTCAAACCTGCATCAGAAAAGTGGCCGGATTTTCCTTTGCGCACTTCGGGAGATGACAGGTCAATCCCCTGATATTGCGGAAGCTTGGTCAGTCCCTGAATGATTTCGCCGATGTCTTCTATCTGGTTTTCTGCCAGATAACGGGATTCAGCACGGGGGTAGGTCTGAATTTTTTTACCTTCCCCATCGTAGAGTTCTTGAGCAATATTAAGCGTCTTGTCGGCGCTCCATCCCCAGCGGCGGGCGCATATTTTTTGTAATTCTGGCAGATCAAGAAGGCGCGGCGGCTTTGTTTTCTTGATCTTCTTTTCTGTTTTGAGCGGACCTTCAAAGCCTTCGACAGCTGCGCGGAGCTTTTCAGCCTTTTCCGGGTTCAGAATACGGTCTTTGGGGGCGTGACGAAGGTCCAGTTCGCCACTTTCAGCCTTTGCCGTCGCGACAAGATGGTAATAATCCTGCGGCGTAAAATCCAGAATTTCCAATTCGCGCATACAGACGATTGCCATGGTCGGCGTTTTTACACGACCAATACCGATTGCGCCGTATTGTCCGGGTTGTTTGAGGGCAACGGTAGCGGCACGGGTTAGAGACAGGTTATAAACCTGATCCGCTTGCTGACGTACAACTGCTGCTTGGCCCAGATTATGATATTTATCATTGGGTTCCAGATTATCAAAAGCCTGTCGCAGGGTCTTTTCGTCCTGCGCGGTGAACATGGCGCGCTGAACCTGACCTGCAAATTTATAGTGCCGTAAAATCTCTTCACCAATAAGCTGTCCTTCGCGGTCGCAGTCGGTTGCGATGATGACGCGTTCGGCTGTCTTAAGAGCTTTGGCAATGGCTTCCAGTTTATTTTTCGCTGAAGGCGAGGCATCTGGCGCCGGGCAAGTTGGATAGAAATCATCAGGCTTGAGCAAGTCAAATGACCAACGCCCCCAGCTGCTCTGGATTTGTTGAGGTTCCTGCAGGCTTAACAAGTGTCCTTCTGCGGGAAGGATTTGCCCGTATTTACTGCCGATTGCCGCTTGAACATCGCGCTTTTGCGAGGTTTTTTCCGTAATAATAATGGTGGACAATCTGAAACCCTTTACCGTCACTCAATTCTCCTATGCTTTTACCGTAAAGAAGGGCGTGGGATAAAGCCTCTCTTTTGAAAAAGTTTGTATGGTGGGGACTTAATCGGGTTTTTCCTTTATATGGATTTCCTCTCAACGTTTCAGATGAATTGTTCTGCTTGCCTGTCAGCTATAAAATAGGGGCGGGGAAGTGGGCGTGATTTCTACGTTGAATATGCACATATCATTTCCTCATTTCTGTTTTATATCTGGCGGGAGGAATAATGAGTGATCCGGATCTAAAGCAGCAGCTGACCGAACGACAAAAGCGATTTGTCGAAGAATATCTGATTGATTTTAACGCCACGCAAGCTGCAATTCGGGCAGGATATAGCCCAAATTCAGTCAAGCAAAGCGCCAGCCGGACGCTGAAAAATCCTTTGGTGCAAGATGCCATTGAACATGCGAAATCTGTGCGTTCCCAACGTTTGCAGGTAGATGCTGATTACGTTCTTAAGGGGGCCGTGGAGTTGTTTGAGCGATGTATGCAACGCAGCCCGGTTGCGGATGGGGATGGTGAATACAAGTTTCAGCATACGGGGGCGGGAAAGGCATTAGAGATTATCGGGCGTCATGTATCGGTTCAGGCCTTTAAGGAAAAGGTTGAAATGTCGATTGAAAATGAACTGGTTGATCGCCTGATGCGCGGTCGTAAGAGGTTGAATGATAAATAACTTTACATAAGTCACTTTATCTTCTCGTCACTATTCTTTCCATTTGATTTTAGAGGTATCTGATGACCCATGGGGTTGATTTGGATCTTGCCGAGGATTGCGCGCAGTTCTATGCAAATCCGCTTGGCTTTGTTCTGTGGGCCTTTGATTGGGGACAGGGCGAATTGGCCGACTTTAAAGGCCCGCGCGACTGGCAACTTGCCTATCTGGAAGATCTGGGCGGGCAAATCAGAGAACGCGGATTTGATGGTCTTCACCCGGTTGCCCCCATGGATATGGCAACAGCTTCCGGGCACGGTATTGGTAAATCAGCCATGTCTGCGTGGCTTATTCTCTTTATTATGTCAACGCGGCCCTTTGCCAAAGGGGTGGTAACATCGAATACCAGTGATCAGCTGCGTACCAAAACCTGGGCCGAGCTGGGGAAGTGGCACAAACGCTGTCTGACCGGACACTGGTTTAGCTATAGCGCAAGCAAGGGCAACATGGCGCTGGTCCATAAACGTCACCCCGAAAGCTGGCGCTGTGATGCGCAGACCTGTCGCGAGGAAAATTCTGAAAGCTTTGCTGGTCTTCATGCTGCAAATTCGACCCCCTTTTATCTGTTTGATGAAGCATCAGCCGTACCGGATAAAATCTGGGAAGTTTCGGATGGCGGCCTGACCGATGGCGAGCCCATGCGCTTTGTCTTTGGCAATCCGACCAGAAACTCGGGGCGTTTTTTTGAGTGCTTTAATCGGTTACGCCACCGCTGGAAAACCAGACAGATTGACAGTCGAACGGTGGATGGAACAAACCAAAACCTGATGCAACAATGGGTTGAGGACTATGGCGAAGACAGTGACTTTGTCCGCGTGCGTGTCCGTGGTGTTTTCCCAAGGGCTGGATCAACGCAGTTTATCAGTGGTGCGGTTGTAGAAGCGGCCCGAAACCGTCAGCTTTCAGCACAGCCACAAGATCCCCTTGTCATTGGTGTGGACGTTGCCCGTTTTGGTGATGATCAATCGGTGATTTTGATACGACAGGGTCGTAAGGTGCTAGAGATCAAAAAATACCGGGTGGATACCATGGCATTGGTAGGGTATGTGGTTGAGGTCATACGCCAATACCGTCCAGATGGTGTGCTGGTTGATGGTGTCGGTGTTGGTGGTGGCGTTGTCGATCGCCTGAAGCAATTGGGCCACGACTGTATCGATGTGAATGCCGGTGCCAGAGCGCAGGACCTGAAGACCTACATGAACAAGCGCGCAGAGATGTGGGGCAAGATGCGCGATTGGCTCAAGGGCGGTGATATCCCAAGTGATGATCAGGAGCTACAAACAGACCTCACAGCCATTGAATACGGCTTTGATGCCAAGAACAGGCTACAGCTTGAGCGCAAGGAAGATATGAAGAAGCGAGGGCTACATTCGCCTGATGTGGCGGATGCATTGGCGCTGACCTTTGCCGAAGATATTATGAAGTGGTCAGAGTATATTGATGGCGATATGGAAGTGGCCATCTCGAATTATGAGCCGGGGGGGTGAAATATTTTTCTCGGGTATTTCCTAATCGAACGCCTCAACCTGTTGTTGTGTGACGGTGTTGGGCTGTTTTTTGAGTTTAAAGTAGAGCCAGAAGCAGTCGAAGAGGAGAAACAGCGGGGTTATCCATATGAAAATTACAGTGCCTATAAATAATAATTTTAACGCTTGTGTATGCCTCGAACTTACTACCGTCTCCATCATGCCAATAGGGTTAGTAAAAATTTGTACGCTAACGATGTATAGTTGTTCTGAAGGAACATAAACTATTAGTTCAGCTATAAAGTAGATGAATAAGCCACCAACCACACTCATAGCCAATGCACTTTTCTTGTATCCCAAATACCACCGATGCCCACCGAAGACACCAGTGAACAGCCAGAGTAAGTAAGCTATGGGGAGGGACTTATTCATGGGGAGCGGATGCTTTTTTTATCAGTTCAGAACGGATATCAGCAAGCTGGTCAACTTGGAGGATTTCTCGGATGTTCTTTCGAATCAAGACAAAAGGATTTTCGTCCTCATTCTCCGAAACCATGCCTTTAAAAGAGTCATGCACTTTTGCGGTTACTTCTTGATAAATATCTCTGTCTTTCTCGTTTCTTCGAAGATTTTTTGCTAGGCCAGCGTTGGCTCCTAGTTCTCTTATTTCCTTTTCAAAAGGCTTTAACTTACTGGTAATGCTAGTTGAAATCCATGGCGTAAATTCTAGTCGAAGCCTGGATAGGGCATTTGCTTTTTCAAGTATATGTTCTGTTGGGCCATGTCTCCAGATATCATGTTCAATCTTATTAACTAAAATTAGATATTTTTCTCTAAACTCGACGTGTTTATCAAAGATTGTGTTAGCCATATGTGATGTTGCACCTATGGAAAATATCTGATCATTCTTTTGTAGTTGAAGTTGGTCGAGCCGACGCATGTCATCTCGAAATAATTTTAATAACCCTGCAAGAAGAAAGCCGAAAAATGAAAATGTTTGTATTGGTAAGTTATAGCCATCAAGAATAAAAAAATGAAAGAATAGGTTGGTGCCAATAAATATGACAATTAACCCCCACCAGAAGCGATCCAGTCCCATAAAGTTTTTCCTATAAGTGGTATGAAAAATTCAATCTGTTAAAACAAAGAAGGAAGAGGGCGAGGGTTAGTCTTCTTGATTTAGCGCAATTATGTCAATTATTTTATCGTGTTCAATCTATGGTTATGGTCTTGCGCGGCTTTTTAATGTGGCTGTTCGCTATCTATAGAGATTTCATGATGAAGTGAATGATTGCTTTGTGACACATATAATTTCCCTGTTTGGTGATCTTTGTTCGAAACAGGAGTTATTTTATGTCGACACTTAAAATGTTAATCGTTGCTTTGTTTGGGGTTTTCTTATCAACAGCTGTTTTGGCAGGTAATGGTAAAGCGGTATCATCCCATTGGATGGCAACAGGGGAATCTGCGACCAGCTTATGGGTGAGTAATATTACTGAACATGATTTGAAGGTAAATATTGTTTTCTATGATGAGCATGGAACTGCGTTAAGCCCTGATTTGTATTACAATTTTCAAAACTCCAATACCGAGATTGCTGCTGGTGATACAGGTTATGTAACCATTCACAATGATTCCTATGGTTATGCTGTGATTACCTGGGAAAATAAAGGTGTTGATGATGATCCTTTTGGTTTGGTTGCGCATTCTCACCGTGGTGGTGGATCTGTTCCTTGGCGTGCGTCTATTCTAATTAATAATGGTCAGCCGTTTTGATTTTCACTGCTGGATTAAACGAAATTTTTGAGCAGAATTAAGGCCCTTTGGGGCCTTAATTTTATTGTTTCAGATAAAGATTACTTTGTATAAAAGCAACAGCGAGTTAAAGCGCTTTGCTTGGTTTGTGTTTTATATGAACCTTTTGGATAATATCGCCGACTAACTGTATAAATCTTTAGTTATTGTTGGAGGATAAAATGGGGTTCGTGCTTTTTCTTGTTGGTCTTGTGGGGATCGCGTTTGGGATGTGGGGGATGTATACGGATGCTGGCCGGGTCCGGTTTGATGAAATGGATGGCCTTTACCCGATGTTCAGTGCTTTAGCTGGCGGGGTTTTGATTATTATTTCTATTATTGTGATTTATTACCGTAGCCGTTGAACGCATCCAGATAAAATTGATCAGGTAAAACTGATCAAAATCGCTTTAAAACTTATCAAACCCTCGGGCGAGAAAAAACAAGCAGGGCAGTGCGGCGTATACAGTGATAAGCAAAAGCCAGAATTGGGTGAGTTGGTAGTACAAACCAGGCTGGTTGATAAAGAGGAAATAGCAAATTCCACCAGCATATAAAACGGTTATGATTATGCTCAATGTCGGGGATATGCGTTCACTGACCCATACCGACATGCACAGGTGCGGGAAGAGGAGAAGTAAAAAGAGGTCTAACAGCCTTTGTTTGAAAATCATCAAGCTGCCCCGGAAATTTGTAAGCTTTTAATCTGCATTAACACTTCATTTGATTAGTCGTATTTATAGTCGTCAAATCTAACGATTTCTCATCGCTGTTTCATTGTTCGTGTAGTTCTATCTTCACTTCTCTCTTTAAGTCTTGAGCAAAAGCTAACTTTAATGTGCTGATGAATAGTGATTGGGCGCATATCTCAAGTCAATATACGATGATGTGATCATTGTTTTAAAAAATGATTGAAAAATAACCTAATATGATTAGGATTGTTGTGACTGATTGATTGTACCGAACGCCGCAAACCTTGCTGAGGGGCGCGGCGTTTTGGTATCTGGCCTCAAAAATTTTCAGCAGATGTTTGGAATTAAATCTCGCTGATCCCAGAATAAGTATTCAAATTACCTTGGGTGATCAAAAAATAGTTCATTTTGCGAATGAATGCTTAGCTAATCGTAATGACTACTACGCATACTTCCCAACGCATAGCCTATAGTTGAGAAAACCAAGAGTAGAATTATCGTTGCTAGACCAAAAGTACCACCGATGAAAGTAATACTAAACCAGCTTAATACCAGAGCAACTATAGTGCCGATGAGTGCGCCGAGGAAACTATTTTTCATTGGAATTTACCGTAGTGATGTATCCTTATGGTTGTGTTGATTTTGACGATGTTTGTGCCTGTCGTCAATGTTTTGTTGTGAGAAATTTATGACTTGTAACGAAGTATGCGTACTAATCTTATCATGCTTATGCTTTGAAATGATCAGTCGCGCTCAATAGCTCAGAGAATGTCACGGTATTCGTCGTACAGCCCAAGAGGTTTAAACATGCACTGTAATGGATCATATTCGGATGCTGGTCGGAAGTTGGTGCTTTTCGTTTGCAGAGCTTTTTGATCTTCTGTTTGTAACGGAATTCCTTGTGCCATCTTATTGAAAGCTTTGCGATGGGCTGTTGTCATCAGATTATCCCATGTATCTTTGCTAGTACAGGCACACATTTCTGATTGTTCAGCTGGTTTTAAATTTATAAGCCTGTCGACTGCTTTTTTCATGAAGTCTTTTTGTTTTCTGGTGATCTGAGGATGATCAATGAATTGATTGAATTCCTGGATAATACTATCTTTTGTTAAGTTGGTATCAGCCTGTTTCATACATGTCATATAGCCGATAGACATGCCGGGTTGATCAAATAAACTATTGACTTGTTCGAGCTCTTTTAGAATTTCTGGCGGGTATTTTGTAAATTCGCCATTTCTCATTTGACGTTCAAGTTCTTTGGCATCAATTGATTGAGCGTAAGATATATTACTTATTATCAAGCTTAGGGCGAAAAATATCGGGGCAAGAAATTGCATGAGTTAATCCTGTCAGGTCAAATATTGTACTTTGGTCATGAAGAAGTTATTTGTATTTGCAAAAAATCTGGAGGTGTTGGGATTAGTAAAGTCGAAACCGCGTTTTAAGTTCGCTGTATAGTCCCATAGGTACAAGAGTACATTTTACTGATTTGGGTATTTTCCCAGAAGGTTTTGTTGCCGTTGGTGTGTGCGCGAGATCGAGCACTTCTTCTGGAGTTGCATCCACACCTAAAGCAAGTTTGTTAAACGTTTGTTTCTGATTATCGGGAAAATCTTTCCAAGTGTAATCGGCCATACAGGCCGCGGTTTTGGAAGACTCTTCTGGTGTCATATTGATAATGCGGTCTTTTAGTTTTTCAAAAAACACAACATGTGAATGCGGCGCACCTGGTTTGGATTTCAGGTCGTTAAATAGCTTTGCAGCTTTTTGTCGTTCTGCTGGATCAGTGATGTCCTGATAATTATAGCGATAGATGACGGCTTTGCCGGGCGTATCGACCAGTTTTCTATCTAATGCCAGAGTATCAAGAGTTTTTTGATCGTACTGCTTAAAATCACCAGATGTAAGCGCGTGTTTCAGTTCAAAGATATTGGTAATGCTCTTTGCCATCTGCAAGGGATAATGTCGCGAATAGTTATATTCAGATTTTGTCTGTGTAGAGGCTTTGTTTTTATGTGATGGGGATGTCGTCTGACAGGCTGTGACGACAAGCAATAAAACCATCGATGTAATGATACGCATTTTGAGAGCTAACCATAATGGAAAATGATGTATAGGATTCAATTATTTGTAACGGTAGAACGTTAATTCCCAGAGTTCAAATGATTTTCATCTATATTTTCGAGCAGATAAAAGAGGATCATTATTAGAAAAGATAGCATAGTTCTATGATACTTTTCGTTCTCCTGATCCTGCAGGTAATATCTCTATGGGAAAATGCGCCTTACGATTAAAAAGCTCCGCTGATGTGGGGCTTTTTTGTATTGGATAGCGATCAAGTTGAAAAGGAAATCAGAATGCCAGGGTATAGTTCGCCAGGTGGCCATGGAAGCGATATAGGTGATCGTAGAAGTAATAGTCCAAGTAGTACTCCTGGGGGAAACCCAGAGGGAGGTAGAGAAAAGAGGGATTGGAGTAAAAGAAATGCTGATGCAAGAGCTAAAGCCCAGAAAGCAGCCAAACCAAAGGAGGTTGTTAAAGAAAAGAGAGGAGGATGGAAGCCTACTCCAAATATTGAAGAGATGGAATTTTATGATCCATCTCTGGATTGGAGTCAAAATGTTGATCGTTATAACCAAAGTCAGGGCATAGGGAAGTATGGAGGGGGGGCTAATTCCAAACTTGGCTTTCATGAGATGCGTAATCGATCTCAATTAAAAACTCCAGCAGCGAAACAAACATATTCTCAAAGAATTGCAGAAATAAATCATCCTGTTCAATCTGCGTTACGAGGTTTTTTATCTCATTTTGTTCCTGGAGTAGTTGCATCAAAACTCACATACGATGCACAAGGTAATCTTGCAGATTATAGCGAGTTTGATCCGATTGACATGGCGACAGATTTAATTGCAGTTGGTCCTAATCCGGGAATAAGAAAAGCACCTCAAATCGCTTATGGTGCCTTGAGACAAGCAGGATACGGTGCAAAGCCCTATACATCTATCCGATCACTGCCAGATGCTATGGCACAGGCCGCTCAAAGCAGTCGACAGCAAATGTCCCTGCGGAATTCATCAAATACAACTAGTAGATCTGTTTATGATCGAGCAACTCAGCAACTTTATCCAGTGGCTCCAAATGAAGAAGATTTACCCAACTTAGGCATTGGTGTTTCCCAAGGGAAATCCAGAGTACGCAAAGCACCAAAGCTATCAACGCTAAAAGCCAGACGTGCAAACTTCGGTAGGGTGAGATAAATGGGATTAGCTAGTTTTTCATCTTATAATTATGAACCCACGAAAGACAGAGATGTTGGGTTTCTAAAGAATAGCCTTTCATCCAACCGAGAAAATATAAGTGCCTCTCGGTCTTCTGGCAGTTCTAGCGGAAGCTTTCAAGCATCTCGGAGTTTGGATGGTGGATGGCGTTCACCTGAACAGGTTCTGTATCCAACTGTTAATAATCCAAAGCCTTTATTGACGCCCTATACCAGTTTGGCTCCATCACCTGTCCGACGGGTTCGTGGTTTGGCCACGTTAAATTTATACCGTCCTGAATATACCAAAATTCGTTGAGATTTATCTGCGTTATACTTTGTTTGAGTATAGGGGTAGCGGTATATTCGTTCTTGGATAAATAGGTTCTTTGAATGTTACAATTGATCGACTGCCTCGTCGGTTTATCGAAATTAGAAAATTATGACGGACAAGTCTTGAACCCCTCGTATTTGATACGAGGGGTTTTGTTTTGGAGGCTTTGTTTTACTAGGGCAAATATAGTGAACTGGAGATCTTATGGAACTTGCTGAGAAGGTAATTAATCGTCAGGCCGCGTTGGCAAATGAACGATCCAAGTTTGACAAGATCTGGGTGGAAACGGCTGAACGCCTCGATCCTTTCGGCTCGATACTGGAGGGCAGACGTGGGGACATGTCAAAGATGTTCAGCTCCCGTCCTTTACAGGATCTGGCGCGTTTTTCTGCGGCAATCGAAAGTCTGCTCATTCCACGGGGATCAATCTGGCATGGGTTAGAGCCTGTCGATGATGATTTGCGAGAGAGCGATGAAATTCAGGCCTGGGCAGAACAGCGTACGAAGAAGCTCTTTTCCATTCGGTATATGGCGAGATCAGGCTTTGTCTCAAACACTCAACGGATGTTTCGGTCATTGGGGTGTTATGGCAATCAGGTGCTGATGACAGAGGAAGTACTATCCAGAGGTCCGGGCGGTGAAGATTTGCCTCCTATTCGTTATCGCATGATCCCGATTATTGAATGCTTTCTGGCAACCACGGCCTGGGGACAGGTAGATACCTTCTACCGGGTTTATAAGCTTACACTACGCCAGATTATTGATGAGTTTGGTCTGGAGGCTTTGCCTGAGTTTTTGATGACCCGATTGGACAAGCCAGACTTGTTGGAAGAAAAGTTTGAAATTATCCATGCCATAGATACGACCCTGAGTGGGGATACGCAAACTGCCCTTCCCTGGCCATCTGTTCATGTTCTCAAAGGTCATCATCATGTCTTACGGCAGTCCGGCTATTACGAATTTCCCATTCACGCGTCATCATTCGTAGAGAGTGACGGCGAAGCTTATGGATGGGGGCCGGGCATGATGGCCCTGCCGGATATCAAACAGCTCAATGTGATGAACAAGACAACGATTGCAGCGGCTGAACAGGCAGTGTCACCAGCCTTTGCAACGGTGCAAAAGCTTAAGCGTAGACTGAATCTGAGTGCCAATGCAATCAATCCAGATCTTGTAACAGATGATGGACGTTTAAAAATTCAGCCAATTGTGACTGGTGCACGACCGGATATCGGAGAACAATTGATTGCCAAGAAGCAGATGGATATCAGTGCGAATTTTTATGGGGATCTTTGGCAGATCCTTGTGAACAAGCCGGATATGACCGCCTATGAAGCGGCGTTGCGGGCGCAGGAAAAGAACGAATTGATTGGGCCACCTTTTGCCAAGCAGGAAGAAATGCTGGCGTCTATGGTGATGCGTGAAAATGCAATTCTGGAACGACAGGCAGAGGACGGCATTATTGATTTGCCTCCTCGACCGGATGGATTAGAGGGCAAAAGTCTGACCCTGAAATTTACCAGCCCCATGGCTAAATTACGTCGTGCGGCAGAAGATGTGGGTATTCAACGGACGTTGGAAACGGCTGCGCAGCAGGCACAGTTCGACCCGACGATAATGGATAACTTTGACCATGACCGTATTATTCGTGCCCGTGCAGATATTAATGGTATGCCCGCAGATTTGATGCGGCCTGTGGAAGACGTACAGGCAAGTAGACAGGCAAAAATAGATGCGGAGCAACAGCAGTTGATGGCGGCGCAGCAAGCACAGGATGTTGATACCGCAGGGAAAGCCTTGCCGATAATGGAAGCACTGGGGGCGGCTGGACTTAACCCTGATCAGATCCCGGAAGGAGAGGTTTAAGGATATGCTTAAAGGCTGGCCCTTTTCCCTGCAAAAACAACACGAACTTGTCGAGGCTTATAGTCGACTTTTTGCGTCAAGTGATGGTCAGATTGTTTTGGCCGATATTCTTGACCAGGCGCAAGCTTTTGAGGCGACGCCCCCTGATGGGCCGTCTGTCTTCAATGACGGAAAGCGTGCTGTTGCGTTTGATATTCTTCGTAAAGCTTCTGTCAGTTCTGACTTAAGAGCAGAGCTGGCAAAAGCAACTTATCTGAAACAAGAGGAAGATACACAGAATGAGTGACGATCCCGGTTCAAGTAGTCATGAGTTTTCGGGAGCCGAAAGTCCCGGTTATTCACAACCTTCTCCAGATCAGCCCGCATCGCAAGATAGCGGGTCTTTTTATGCCGAAAATTCAAGCTATGCTCAAAACCAAAGTAATGATGACGGTGTAAATACCCAGGTTTTTGAAGCGCATGGTGGGGCATCCAATGAGGTTCTTCCAGAAAGCGAAGATCATACCATTGGGCAGGATGGTTATATCAAGTTACCCACAGAAGGGGCCAATGAAGACGAAATTGACGCTTTTTATGAAGCGTTGGGCGTGCCGGAAACCCCGGATGGTTACGAACTGGAAGTTCCTGAAGAGCTCAGTTCTCAGCATAGTGAGGAAGACTGGAAAGCCTATACCGGAGCTATTAGTGAGTTGTCGCATGCACTGGGGCTTTCGCCAGAACAGGCACAGGCCCTGGCTGATATGGATTTACAGGCCAAAACACAATCCATGGAAAACATGGAGCGTGAGCAAGAACAGTATCTGAGCCAACAAATTGAGGAAACCACGGAAACGCTTCGCGATGAGTGGGGATCCAAAATGGATGTGAATGTCAGAACTGCCAATCGTGCCCTGAAGGCATTGGGTGGTTCTGAACTTGAGGGGGTGTTGTCTGAGGCCGGGGTTCTGAACGACCCTGTTGTCATTCGCGCCTTTCATAAAGCTGGCCTCTCCCTGGTAGAGGACAGCAGCCCCGGCGGTGCCGGTGCAACCAGACGCAACAAATCTGCTGCGGAAATTCTCTACCCATCATCTACTAAGGAAGGCTGATCATGGCTACACTTGGAAATACTTTTGTCGATCTTATCGATATTTACAAACAAACTGATCCAAATGGTTCTACGGCAACCATTATTGAGCTTCTCAAACAGCAAAATCCTATTCTGGATGATGCGATTGCGATGGAGTGTAATAAAGGATCAGAACACCTGCATACCATTCGTACCGGTTTGCCGTCTGTTTCCTGGGGCGCGTTGTATCAGGGGATCACGCAATCAAAAGCCAAGCAGCAACAGGTAACCGATACAACAGGTTATCTGGAAGCTTTGGCAACCATTGATGAGCGTGTTCTAAGCTTGTCAAAAAATGAAGCGGGTGTCCGTCTTAACGAAGCTATGGCGTTCATGGAATCAATGAACCAGGAAGCGGCTTCGGGGCTGTTTTATCATGACACAGCCTCTACCCCTGAAAAGTTCAAAGGGCTTTCTGCGCGATTTAGTGCCATTGGTGGCGGCGGTGCCGGCGAACAGGTCATTGACGCTGGTGGTACAGGATCTGACAACACGTCTATCTGGTTTGTTACCTGGGGCGATCGTCATTGTCATCTGCTTTATCCGCAAGGCACAAAAGCTGGCTTGCAACGGGACGATATGGGCCGTCAACGCGTTTTGGATGAAAACAATAATCCATACTATGTGAAGGAAGAAAAATTCACATGGCATCTTGGTTTGGCGGTCAAAGATTGGCGTTATGTATCCCGTGTTGCCAACATTGATGTGTCTGAAATGCAGGCGGGTAATGTGAAACTGTATGATTTCATGCGTAAAGCCTATTACAAGCTGCAAAGTCGTATCCGTCGCGGAGATGCGGCAGGCGGTCGTCAGGTTATCTATTGTAACCGTGATGTGCTTGAAGCTTTGGACGCACTAGCCACGAATGCCGGGGCCGGAGACAACTTTGTTCGTCTGAAAGACAGTGAACTGGAAGGTCAGGAAGTTCTGACCTATCGCGGTATTCCAATTCGTGAAACCGATGCGTTGCTCAATACTGAAGCACGCGTTTTGTCTGCTTAATCCTAGCAAAAATCTAGGGGTCAAAGTTTAGGGCCAAATTTAGAGGTCGGGCTTAAAGACCAAATTTAGAGAGAGATTTAATATGATTCATAGTAAGCAACTCACCTTCTCTGATCAGCAGGCAATTACCAGTACTGCTGCATCAACCAACATTCTTGATCTTGGTGCAACCGGAACAGTTGTCGGTGCATCTGCTACGCTGCCAAGTAACCCTGGTGATGGTACTGCGGTGCCGTTGAATGTACAGGTGACAGAGGATTTCAACAATCTGACGTCACTTAAGATTGGAATTGAAGTGGATAGCACAACAAGCTTCTCTTCTCCGCGTGAAGTATTGTCCCAGTCTATTGTACGGGCCGACCTCGTCGCTGGTAAACAGACGTCTTTCCACATTCTGCCCAAAGGTTTGAATGAACGTTATATGCGTCTGCGTTATACCGTGACGGGCACAAATCCGACCAACGGTAAAATTTCGGCGGCAATTGTGGCCGGAGTGCAGAGTTAATGGCGCTGCGGGCAAAATCAGCAAAAGGAGCGACTACAAAGGAGACGCGTCGTGCTGCACGATCAGTGTCTGCTGAAAACCTTTCCGGTGTCCAAAATACTGTGTCGGAAGCTGTGTCGTTGAATGTACGGGCGATTGCCTTGGGTTATTACGGTGCCCAACTCAGGGAGGAGGGGGATACCTTTGAATTGAGAGAGGCAGAGCACTTTTCATCCAGCTGGATGAAAAGGATTTAGCGTCATCAAGGGTTAAAATTTCCTTTGATGTTTGAGAAAACGGGAGATCGGAACACTGATCTCCCGTTTTATATTTTCCCATAATTACAGGTCAGGAAAACAGATGAGCAGCAAGGTTGAAATCTGTCGGGATGCTTTGCAGATCCTGGGGGATAAATCGATTGTCAGCCTGGAAGACAGCAGCAAAGAAGCACGACAGTGCAAGATTGCCTATCCCAGAGCGGTAGAGACCGTCTTGCGTAGCTATCCCTGGTCGTGCGCCATTCGTCGGGTCAAACTGGCTGCATCAGCAGAAGTATCTGCTTTTGGAGAGTGGAAACGATATCGCCGCCCGGTTGATGACATTCAGGTTTTGCCGATCACAACGACAGGTGAAGCCAATGGCTTACCCGTGACCTATCAACTAGAGGGACGGTATATCCTGTGCCACCAAGACGCACCGCTTTATTATCGCTATATCAGTAGTGAGGTTGAACCGTCTGATATGCCGCCGGATTTACGCCGTGTTGTGGCAACTCAGTTGGCCGTGAGATTGGCAGAGGTTCTGACCGGATCGCAAACCAAATTGAATATGGCTCTTGGTCTCTATCGGAATGATTTGGCTCAGGCAAAAGCCAACGACATGATGGAAGATGGTGTGAGTGATATTATGTCTTCATCATGGGTGGAGGCGCGAAACTGATGCCACCAAGAACCCTTCAGGCCAGCTTTGTTCGCGGCGAGATTACGCCCCGATTACATGGACGGGAAGATACACAGCTTTACCAAACAGGATTGGCGCTGTGCGAAAACTGGATCGTCCTCCCGCATGGTGGCATGACGCGGCGTCCTGGAACACGATTTGTCGCAAAAGCAAAACATGCGGATAAAGAATGTCGCCTTATTTCGTTCGAATATTCGACAGAAGACGCCTATATTCTGGAAATTGGCGATCTTTACATGCGGTTTTACCGTGATTTCGGGCAAATAGAAAAAGATGATGCCCCCTATGAAATTACCACACCTTATAAGGAAGAAGAGCTGTTTGATCTGGTTTTTACCCAGACGGAAAACAGTCTGTGGATTGTGCACAAGGATCATCCGCCAAAAGAATTGAAACGAAATGATCATGCCGATTGGGCCTTGGCGGATATTACCTTTACCGCCAAACCGTCGGAATGGAAGGCAGGGAATTATCCCAGACGTTGCTCCTTTTATCAGCAGCGATCTATTTTTGCCTCACCACCTGATCAGCCACAAACCATCTGGACATCGAAAACATCTAATGAGAAAAATTTCACTTTAGGCACCAATGCTGACGATGCGTTTAAAGCCACGATCAAGGCCGGACAAGTCAACCACATTCAATGGATGGTCGAGGGACGTGCCCTAATGATGGGGACATCCGGAGCCACAAGGACATTGAGTGGATCTTCGGCCAATGAAGCCCTGACGGTTACGTCGGTTATCAACCGCCGCCATACCACCGAGGGATCAGCGGCTATTCCACCTATCCAGAAGGGGGAGGTGGCTCTATTTTTAAGCCGGAATAGAAAACGGTTGCATGAATTTGTGTTCTCGTTTGAGCGAGACAGCTTTATTGCGCCCGATCAAACCTTTTTATCCCAACATATAACGGGAACCGGGATCAAGGATATGGACATGGTCAATGACCCTGATTCCATTATCTGGATGGTCCGGGACGATGGACAACTGGTTGGCGTTACTTATGAAAAATCTCAAGAGGTTGTCGCGTTCCACCGTCATAAGCTGGGCGGTTCAACAGACGAACATGAGTGGGGCGAAGTTGAAACCGTTGCTGTGACCTATGAAGCCAAGCGTGAAGTTTTGTGGCTGTCGGTTAAACGTAAAGTCAATGGAGAAATTGTGCGCCACATTGAATTTATGGAAGCCGGGTTTGATGATGGTCTGGACAAAAAAGACGCCTTCTTTGTGGATTGCGGCGGAACCTATGAAGGTGTCGCGGCGAACACAATTAATGGTTTTGATCATCTGATCGGGCAAGAGGTGGATATATTACACGATGGCAAGGTGTCTCCGCGATCAACGGTGGCAAATGATGGCAAGGTATCGCTAAAAAATAACCGTACAGGTTTGAAAATTACAGCTGGCTTGCCTTACCAGTCGGTCGTACAGCCCTTGTCCCCGATTGTTGCTTTGCAAAATGGGACAGGCCGAGGCAAGAAAAAGCGTGTTGTTTCCATGGGCGTTGATGTGATGAACACGGGAACAATCGAAGCCGGAGACAGCCTGGAAGACACTCAAACACATATCTTCCGCGATGGATCAACACCCTTTGGTCAATCCCCGGATCTCTACACCGGGTACTTGGAAATTGATCCGGAAAACGGCTTTAGCGACAAGGCGCAAATTTTTATCAGAGCAAGACAGCCGTTACCGGCTACTATCCGGTCACTCATCACAGAAGTACAGTCAGAGGGGTAAAGTTATGGGATGGTTCAAAAATATATTTAAAGGTGTCAAAAAAGTTTTAAAAGGCGCGGTTCCTGTTGTTGCAGGCTTAGCAGGTATTGGCGGACTGGCATCGACGGCTGGTTTGCTTGGGGCAGGTGGGGCTCTTTTTAACGGTTTTTCCCAACGTAAACGTGCCAAAAAACAGGCCAAAATGGCCCGAAGATTTGCGGCACAAGAGGCCGCGATTAGCCGGCGAAATACACAACGTTTGGCGGGGCAGCAACGTGCCAATTTTGCAGCGGCAGGCTTGAAAATTGAAGGCAGCCCAGCTTTGTTGATTGAAGAGACTGAAAAACTGGGGGCGCAGGAAGTTGATAATATTCTCTACGCCGGAAATCAGAAAGCCAAAGCTTATAAACGTGCCGGAAACAACGCTATGATCGGTGGCTTCTTGAATGCGGGATCAAGCTTCTTATAGTTATTGATATGCGTGATAATTTTAAACCTTATGGTTGAATTTAATGTTGCTTTCTGAGTTAATTGGCTATCTGAATTTGATAGAAAATGAGATCATTGAATGTTTATGACAGCTATTCAGTCACGTTTTAAGGAAATAGAATTCAAACGGGTATTGAAAGCCTTTATCATTTCTATACTGGTTCTTTTTCTTCTGACCTTTGTATATGAATTTATTGATAAAATTTATTATGACTTTATTTCTATAGATGAAAAGAACCCTCAAAAGACAAATATGCTTCTGGAGAGAGTTCTGGAGTTGATCATAAAGTTTTCGCTTTATTTAATTCTCTATCAAATTCCGTCAAATTTGCCTGTTCTCTTGGGGGGATTGGTCCTGAATTTCTTTAAAGTGAAACGGATCATTTGGACATATTTGCTCTTTGTTATCTGCTTCATTTCATATGATATTTATAACCTGTTTGAATTTATGTATCCACGTCAAGGTCCATCAACGTTTGGTTATAGCACGAGGGATTGCGTGGCTATTGTTGACAATGTTCGGACCGCTTGCGGGTATGAAATCTGGGCAAAAGGTTTTTTTGTGGATTTAGCTGAAGGTTTGATTGGTGCCGTAGTTTATTTGAGATTTTATCAAAAAGGAACAAAAGAGAATGTCAGACAAGTGGCAGATAAATATTGATCTGTAGGATGTTTTAATCCGCCACTTCAGATCATAGTTTTTACCTTATCGTGTATAATCTCTAATTTTTTTTAGATCCACGCATTGCTGCTGGACTTGTTTTTTTCTGTCACAAATTCAGTTGGTTCAAGCTCAAAGGGTTTCCAAAAATGCCAAATATTCCGGATAGTCGTACACCAGAAACTGTTAGATTTCAGCTTCCCGATGAGAATGTCAAAGATCTTGTCGATGGGTATGAGTCTTTGGTGAAGGGAATTAAACGCAGGGGCTGGGATAAAAAACTGGATGCCTTTTTCTTTGGTGAACCAGAGGATGTTATTGATTCTGATGAAAAGCTTAAAAGCCATCGAGATGAGGCTTTAGAAGAGAAAGCCAAGATGAATAAGTTGAGAAAGCAGGCCGTTCACGAGAAATATAATCCAGGCTTACTTGGGGGGTATGCTGCTAATTCTTCATTGCTGTTTCGGACGAAGAAAACACGAAGGGTATAGGAAAATAATCTCTGAGAGCGCTTCGATTTGTTCGTTATTGAAAGAACATAAGCAGAGGTTTGTGACCTAGCTAGTCTTTGTGTTGTTGCTTTCTCGTTGTCCCGTTTGCGGGCAGATAAAACTTATCCAAAATCACCATACCTAATTTGCAAGGTCCGGTAGTTTATACACTGGGCCTTTTTTTATTCCGAGTATTTCTGGCTCGTACAACGAGGTTTTTTGCCATGCGAAACATTCCTGATAATCAGGTATCGACCACAGCTCGATTTGAACTTCCTGAAGAAAACAGCGCCACAATTGAAAATGGCATTTCCCACCTTTCCAGTACCGTCGTGTTGCGTGAAACCCAAGAAAATAAAGAACAGAAAACATACCGGACGGAAAATGCTGATGATGGTGGACTGTTGGATGATATAAAATCCGGGATAGATACTGTATCAGAATACTTGCACAACACTTTGCAGGATGTCGATCTCCATGACGGCATTTCTGAGCTTACCACAAATATCTATCGGGGAGTTGTTGATCTAATCAATTTTGAAAATCTTTCCCCAACAGAAGTCCGGAAAAAAGTAGATCAGGAATATGGCGGAATAAAAGCCGAACTTTCTACTCGTCATAAAAAGGAGGCTCCAGAACAAGCACACAAATTTGACGAAAAACTGGATAAAAAGATCAGTGCGGATAAACAGTATATTGAAAGTTTGCAGCAAAGTGCTTACCAGAAAAAAGCTTTTGGTACGATTGATCGTCTAGCTAAGAAATATGGTCATGGTGTTACGCAAAGCCCGGAAACCTTGACGGATGCTATGATTTCTATTGAGGATACTGTTAATAAGCTGGCTCCCGGAATTGGGCGGGATAGGGCCGTTACCAAAATAAAAGAAACGCGGGGAGTATTGTTTAACAACGCATTGCAGGGATATACGGATCAAAAAAATTATATCGCAATTCAATCTCTTTTGGATGGCATTGATCCGGTGACGAATGCAAGGTTGAACAGTGGCGATTATATCACAGCAGAAGAGAGAGACTATTTCCAAAACCTGGCTGGCAAAGGATTAAGGCGTGAGGCGGCATACCAATTACTGGATGAAGTTGAGGCCCAGGTTATATCAACGGATGAGTTGTTGGATGCTTTGCAAAATCATCCCGATAGCAGTCTTGGTCAGGAAGCACTGTCCCTTTGGCAAGACAGAAAGCGAATTGAAAAAAAGGTAAACAGAGACCGGGCCAAAAAACAACGCTATTCAGTATGGCAAAATATTACAGAGACTAACGGTAATGTTGATGTCACTGATTTACCTTTGGATCTATCCGATGAAGATCGGGATCTATTCATTTCCTATCTGAATAATAAAGATGATCTGAACATGGGATTGTATGATCCCAAAGGCCCGGGCGCCAAGATTACGGACGTGCTCCTTTATGAAATAAAGAAGTTGCAGATAGCGAACCCGGACATTTTCGCAGATCGGGATTTATCTGGTTATTTCAGAGAGTTATCCCCCCAGAAAATTGCCCGGGTCATCGCAATGCAAGAAAACGGACTTGATCCCAAAGATGCCGCCAGTTTCAAAATGCGTGAAAGAGAGGCCCTCAGGGCTTGGAAACAAGTGACGGGCCGTAATGGTTATGACGAACCGGACCGACAGGAGTTTATTAACTTCAGCATTCGTTTCGGCGAAGAAATTGACGACTTTATTACGCTTGAAGAAAGACCTGCAAGCGGTGGGGATATCAACAAAATCGCCAACAGGATGATTGAAAGTGATGAGATGATTTCACTAGAGAACGTGGATGAAGCACTTAGCGATGGAGAACAAGAGTTCTTTGAAAATGAAAGAGATTTAAATGTTGATTTTCCAGTAACTGTATCAAATGAAGAAGAATTTAACAATTTAATTGAAAAGCAGGTTGAACTTCCAGAAGGAGTGACAGCAACTTTTGTAGAAGATGAACAGACAGCTCTTGATGATAAGCATACAGGAAAACCAAGCTACAATGTTATCTTTCACGATGCAGATGGAAATCTTATAGATGGCCCTGCAACTATGAAACGTCTTCCTGGAGAGACTAACGAACAAAGCCATCTTAGGTATGTGCCGGGAGAGGGGTTTTTGAAAGATCAACCAAGAAACAAAAAACAATATAATCTGGCGAGTACGGCTGCCAGGGATTACATCTACGGAATTCGTGGACGACATCCAGTAAATGAAGATGAAGAAAAAGAGATCTTCCTGTTAGCTGAAAATATCTACGGCATTATCCGGGAAGAGTACGGTGATGAGAATCATATCTCACAAGGTGAAATCTATACGATGGTTGATGACCTTGCTGCTGAAGGTAAAGCTCCTCGATTAAATGGATATAAACCACCAACTACACAATTAGGGCGAGATTTAGAGAAATACTACAAAGAAACGAATGTATTTGGACGGTTTAGAAATGGGTTTATGTATGGCGCAAGAGGGATTATGGCCTCAGGTAATATTTCAATTGGGTTGAATCATCTTGAGCAGAGTGAACGTTTCGGAAATTGGGCGGATAGAAAGCAAAAACAACTCGAAGCAGAAGAAGTTGCAATACGTAAAAAAGCAGAACATCTAGGCGTTGATTTTAAGGATGTCGAGCATTTACTTTCACCAACTCGTATGAAGGTTAAAGAATATAGAAGATCTGAACAAGAGTATAGAGAAAACTTTATTGGCTTTATTACCAGAGGCGCAGAGTTTAAAGAGTTAATGGAGCAGGGGCGTCGAAATCCAGTTATAGTGGCAATGGAAAAAGTAGAAAATCCAGACGAATTTTGGGAGTTAATGTCTTATGATCCTATGGGTGTTGTTGGACAATATTTTCTAGAGAATTTGGCTAGCACTGCGGTAGATATGGCTAGTGGTGTCGTCGGAGGCCCCGCTGCCAGTGCTGCAGTTTCAGGCTCATTAGAGCACTCTAAGGTTCTAATGGAAAAATTAGAAGAATACGGTGCAGATTTGAAGGACCCCAAAAGCGTCCAAGAAACAATGACGGAACATGGCGACGAAATAAGAAAAGATGCGAGAGTACAAGCATTTGTTGCTGGTGCTGCGAGTGTTATGACGGGGTGGATGGTTAACTCTGCAGTTAAAAAGCCGATTGTTCAAAAGGCATTAGAACCAGGTGGCAAGGTCGTCGAAGTAATAGGAGAAAATACTGTTTCTGCTGTTGGGAATGTTTTTTTGACACCATCTTCTAAATCTGTTGTTCGAGATGTGATTAGAGTACCTTAAAACGTTTTTTGAGATGAATTGTTCACCCCTTATCCTCCATCTATAATCATTCTTGGATAAACAGGTCTCAACCTCTGCTTTTTAGCAGAGGTTTTTTTATTGGGAAAATCTGACATGACTATTTCTGCGACACCGCGGAGGGCCTCTTACACCGGGGATGGCTCTACGGTAACTTTTGCTGTGCCCTTTAAGTTTCTTGCCGATAACCACTTGAAGGTTGTGGTGACAATGCCAAGCGGAGCTGAAACTCTTGTGACACCTTCGCAAATAAGTGGTGCGGGAACCGAAAGTGGTGGCTCTGTAACACTTTCTTTTGCACCTGTTACGGGGGATACGGTCACAGTTCTGGGAGCGACACCGTTGGAGCAGCAAACTGATCTCGCGGTATCAGATGGTATGCCCGCCGACGTTATTGAAACCGCTGTTGATCTGTTGACCATTCAGAACCAGGAACAGGACGTACAGATTGGTCGGGCAATTAAGTTACCCATTGCCTATTCAGGGGATGAGTTGCAATTCCCGGCACCGGTGCCCAATGAAGTGCCCTATTATGATGAAAATGGCAAACTGGTGATGTCATCAGTTGGCTTTAGCACCTTGATGTCGACGGTTCAGGATTTGATTAATCTCGCCAATGACACTGGTCAGGCACATACCCATGATTTTTCGGTTTTGACCGGAACAGATCAGGTTCTTTTGGCGAATTTATCCCGAATTTTGGGGGTGAGTTACCCGACCGCTGTTAATTCATATGGCAATACGACAGATAATCCTGTGATTGATCTGACCAAAACCTTCCTCACATCAATGACCAATAATGGCAATGGGGTCATAACGGCGGATAAAGCCAATAACAACTCTGTTGATGTCTGGTTGACCAATGGACCGACAGCAGGGGCATTGGATATTTCCAGCTTTGATTATGTGAAGGGATCATTTGGTGTCGGGGACGGTGTGATCACCATCATGCATATGTCTACCGTCAACGGCATTGCCCGCGTTGCGTTAGAGGTGTTGGAATGAGAGCTCTTTATTCAGGTACTGACGGCTGGAGCAATGATCTTGAGGCTTCTCTTGCTCTCTCAGCCGGGAAGAAGCTGACCTACACCCCTACGGTCACAGGAAATCGTCGTCAGTTTACGATTATGTGTAATGTTCGTCGGGTGAAACATGGGGCCTCACAGCATTTGTTTTCTGCGGGTACTGCTGCACAGACTAAAGGGTTTCAGATAAGGTTCGACGCTGATGATAAACTCGCGGTAGTTGATCATTTTTCTGGAGGAATGTCACTAGGCACAAAACAACTTTTCAGAGATACAGAATGGATGTTTGTTGGGGTTTCAGTGGATACTGTGGCCCGAACTCTTAAACTCGTCGTTAACGACCAAGAGGTAGATGACTTCGCTTCGTTCCGTATTCCTATCGCGAACTCGCAACTTGCTGTAAACGACAGCACGTCCAGTATGCGGATTGGCGCGGACACTAATGGCGTAGCAAACGTCGAAGCCAACATATCCGATTTCGTTCTCCTTGATGGCGAAGTCCTGACGCCGCAGGAAATAATCAATTACCGAACACAGAACATCCCCTTTGGTAATAACGTCATCACTACGACAAAGAAGTTCACAACTGAGGGACAGCAAGAGCGGTTCTTGGCATTACACAGGAATGATCCAGCGAGTAATACAACCAAGATTCTTGATGAGGGCAAGTATGTTGAACGATCAACATCATCGTGGGACACCGTCCACTCTGACGTATTGCCAAGTACAGGTAAATATCAGATTGAATTTGGATTGGGTGCGGATGCATTTAATGCCGTAGTAGGTATTGGTCCTTCTGAAAATACAAGCCCAAGAGGTGGGCTAACCACGAATACATTTGGTAATTTTACGGGCATTACATTTAGTGGATCTTCTCTAAAATCCTTTAACAATGCCAGCACAACAATTGACCCACCAGAATGGGGTGCCAATGTTACACATGATATGTTCTCAATGTATGTTGATATGGATGCCAGAACGGCAATCCTTGCGATTAACGGGATAGAATTACCGACAGTTCATTCCATAACTTCTGGCGATGTCCGCTACTACATAGACTTGCACAGTTTAAATCCCGGTGCGTCAGTCAACTTTGGTCAGGCCAATTACAAATACCCTAAAGCTGGTTATGGTCCCCTTAAAGAACCCGCAAAGTCTGACCTCAAGCGGTGTAAACTTCGTCCTAATGCATCGGGCCTTTTGACTTCCAGCCCGTCAAATGAATTTAAATCTCCGGGCAATTCCTGGTATTCGGCGGTATCTGATTTCGTCTGTCCTGCTGATGGTCGCAAATTCTATGCAGAAGTAACTATAGATGTATTAGGTAACATTATGTTTGGGGCCTCCAAAGTAACCCCAAATGTTAATGAAACCTACCTTGGGCATTATGGAGATAGTGCCGGATACTATTGGCATGGCAGCAATACAGGCTACTACCATGACAATATCTCAGTAAGTGCCGATCCTGCTGTTTTGTCAGCCACACAGTCTGGTGATTTTGTGCAGGTGGCTATTGATCCAAACATAGGTGATATGTGGGTCGGACGTAATGATGTGTGGGTTGGTGATCCTGCTGCAGGTACTGAGGCCCTTTATAATTTAGGCACCGACGGAATGAGATTTATGGTGTCTGCTAGTCAGACAGTAGCGCGAAGCACAATCAACTTCGGAGACCGTCCTTGGCAAGGATCTCCTCCAACGGGTTTTGTTGGCCCCGCCAGTGTAAATTTTGACACGCTTCGTAAATCTGGCGACGCAGTAAACTACGAGTACGGCCCGAACGGTACGCAGCTATTGTTTGAAGATGGGGGTAACCTTGGGAAATCCTCTGCCGGTAATCTTTTGCTGTGGAGCCTGACAGGAATTACTTCAGATGATCAGATAACAGACACGCCGGGTGATCCTTATGCAGTCTTGAATTCGATTGATATGCAGGGGCTTAAAATAACCTCGGGAGGTTTGGGTGTTACAGGTACAGCTTCAACATCATATGGTGGAGTTAAAGCTACTCTTCCTCTGATAGAGATCGGCTCCTATTGGGAAGTTGAATCCACATCATCGAATACCGACGGGTTTGTGTGCATTGCTCATGTCGAAACAGCACCAGTATATTCGTCTTCGATCGTTTTCGGTAACGATGTTGGCAAGGATGACTTCTATTATAGAACTTACAATGGAGCTCTAAGAAGGAATGGTGGGGCTTCTCCTGCAATATCGGATTTAGCTTTAGGCGTGGGAGATCATGCTTGTATGGCTTACAAAGATGGTAATCTTTGGGTAGGCACTATCAAGAGTGGCATTCAGTCTTGGTATAACGGTGGAGATCCTGCAACAGGTGCGAACCCCACAGAAACTGGTTTTACTGGAGTTTTGTATCCTGCTGCTAACTGTACCAGTAATAATGGTCTTGTGTTTAATTTCGGGCAGCAAGTCTTTGAAGGTACTATTCCTGCTGGCTTCAAGGAACTCAAAAGTTCCAACCGGGAAACACCCAAGTATCACGGGCGGGATAAGTTTGATGTGAACCTACGAACCGGAACAGGTGCAGATGCTACAATTCTCACCCCGTTCGATAAGACGGGTTTGAGTTGGACTAAGAACAGAAATGCCTCGAACGAACACATCTTACAAGACAGACTTCGCGGGGCAGGAAAAGAGTTGTACTCAAGCCTAGCAAGTGCCGAAGCAACTAGAGCAGATAGCGTTAAAGCCTTCAACGATGGGCAGATTCTTATAGGTGATCGTAACGGGGTGAATAACAACGGCAATAACTTTGTCGATTGGATATTCGGTAATGATGGAACAGAGGTCACCAACAATGACGGTACAATCCCTTCTCAGGTTGTAGCCGATAGTTCTGGTTATATGTCTATCCTTGAGCACATAGGGGACGGGCAAACAACCTCTACCGTTGGGCATGGGATGCCAGATGTTCCAGACCTCATCATCTCTAAAAATTTGGACACAGCACAGGATTGGGTTGTCCACACTGCTGTCATGACGACAGGATGGATAGGCTCTGATAGCTGGTTAAAACTTCATACATCCTCAGCTCAAGTAACCGGGACACTTTTAGGCACAGAACCAACCGATAAAGTTTTTCAGCCTACTAATAGTAGGAATAACGGGAACGGACAAAGGCATCTTCACTTGTGTTTTAAATCGGTCCCGGGGCTTTCCAAAGTCTTTAGCTATAAAGGTAATGGTTCCAATACTGGTCCCTATATTGATTGCGGCTTCAAGCCTAGATGGATCATATACAAACGGATTAGTAGCACGTCTCAGTGGACCATTCACGATACTGAGCGCGATCAATTTAATCCCACAAGGGCAATCCTTGAAGCGAGTACATCTTCTGCCGAGAATGTTTTAACGACACTGGACATGGATATTTTGTCTGATGGTTTCAAGCTTAGAACTAGCCATCAAAATCATAATTATAGTGGTCATACCTACATCGGCCTCGCAATCGCAGATGTTGCTGGTGGCGGCAATCTTCCAGCTATCTTGGGGAATTAATCATGAAATATGCAATTGAAAAAAATGGGACCCTTGTTTCTCAAATAAGCGGTTGGACACTCGGACTAGCAAAGAAATGTAACCTTATAGGGAACAAACAGGCTCCTCAAGATTTGCCATTTGATTTGGGGGATGGCGCGACGCTTAGGGTTGTTCGGACTGTTAAAGCTAGTCCAACACCTTATCAATATGTTGTTGATGATGGTGCATTGGTCGGGAATGAATGGGTTATCTCTCAAACAGCAAAGGACAAACCTACAGATCAAATTAGCACTCAAAAACGATTAGATATTAATATTGAAGCTGCTCGTCGGATCGAAAACATCGCACCGATCTGGAAACAGATTAGGGGGAGTGAACGTGCCATTGAATTACTTGAGATAAAAAGCACGAGGGAGTGGGGTGAAGATGAGATTGTTGAGGCTGATTATCTTCGAGCAAAACGTAAAGAAATTGAGGCCATTCGCTCAAGGTCAAATGCTTTGATGCTTCTACCAGATGAAGAATTGATAAAAGTCGATGTTCTTGATGATATGACATGGCAAACATCATGATTGATACAGTGCTAAGAGGAGAAAACATGGATAAATTTATCGGTGTTACAGCTGTATCAACTCCTTTATGGCTTCATTATTTTAACACTGGTATCGCGATCTGTGTTGGTCTTGGAGGCGTGTTGTTACTTGGCTTCAGGATAGCAAAGGCCAGACAAGATTACTTAAAGGCGAAAGAGGAGAGGGGGAAGTCATGACAAAATTGAATTGGCCCGACTATCCCAACTTCTCGGCCTCAGAGTTTGCTTGCAAGTGTGGCTGTGGGCGTGCTGATATGAAGCCTGAGTTTATGGAAAAGCTGCAAGAGCTTCGTAACCAAGTAGGACCTCTGGAAATCACAAGTGGTTTTCGTTGCAAGAACCATCCCGTTGAGAAGAACAAAAAACGACCCGGCGCACATTCAGCAGGACTTGCTGCGGATATCATCCCGCTTAAGGCAAGGCGTTACGAACTACTCATCACCATTAGCGACATGCGTTTTAGGGGCATTGGGGTTGCTAAATCTTTCATTCACATAGACGAGGGTCACCCATACGCATATCGCCCCGCGTCCTGGAGTTATTAGGGAAGCTATTCACCATGAAACACATACTGATAACAGTCGCTCTTGTAGCGGCTTTTTTTATGTCTGCCTGCACAACACCGGGCGGCAATCGTCTGAGTGCTGAACAGCAGGTGCAGATTACCTGCGAAGGCATTATCTCAACGGTGCGGGTCCTTGCCGGTTATCGTGCTGCCGGTGAACTGTCAAAGGAAACGGTAAAGACTGTTACTGATTTGATGCCATCTACTGTGAAGCTCTGCTCTGGCGAGGTGACAGATTATCAATCTGCCCTGACCACCTTGCAGGAAACGGCTTTTGTTCTTCTGACTGTAAAGAAAGGTGTTGAATCATGAACCCGGCAACAATCGCAACAGTAAACGCGCTTATTGAAATCGGTGTGTTTGCATTTAAATCAATCAAGGCCGTTCAAAACGGTGATAAAACGCCAGAAGAGATCCGCGCTGAGTGGCCTGCTATTTCTGCAAAGTTAGAGGATGCCTGGACAGCTTGGGAGGCGGCAGGAAAAACCAATGGCTGATGGCTATGAGTTCACACCTGAATATGATCTAGCTCAGATTAAAGCATCTCGTCCGAGTGGCGGGGTGCTGGTCTGGGTATCGCCCGATGATCCGGATAATCCTTTTACGGCAGCATGCCCCCACCAGATCACAGGACCAAGAGGGATGTATGTTGTTGTTCCGGGTGGTTTCAACTACGACGGAGCAAGTGTTCCTCGTCCGTTGTGGTGGTTTATCCCCCGGGCTGATGCTCGGTTCTTTCGAGCAGCAACTTTACACGATTTGCTATACGGAACCCACGAAGGTTCACGAGCTGTAGCAGATGCCATAATGCGTATTGTCGCGGAACAAGATCGTATGCCGTGGCTCAAACGTTGGGTTGCTTATATTGCTGTTAGGCTGGGCGGGCAGGCTGCTTGGTTGAATGATGGCTAATCTCAATATGATAACCTTTAATTTGTCATTGTATGCATTTTACAAAAAAGACACCTAATAAAACTATATTACTGAGTTTTATTAGGTGTCTTGTCTTTTGATCAAAGGTCTTGTGGCGCAAAGTATTTTACAATAGGTGGTACGAGAAAATATGTAACAAGTTCCTGCATAATACCATTCTCGGTTATGAACTTGATATAGGCCTTATGCTCTTCAATAGATGCCCAATCTTCATCTATAAGCATTTCTTTTCTGCTAGGATCGAAAAGTATATTCACTCGAATATTGCCAGGAAACTGTCGAACATTTGGTAAGTTTTGTTTTAAAAAAGTAATTAGAGTATCTATTTTGTCGGTATTAATCTGACAATTTAACGTTACTCTTACATACATAGTTTTTCTCCATATTATATTGATATGGAGAGGCTATGTATTTATAGAAATTAAAACTGCCCAGAAAATGTCAAGAATACCGTTTCTGTTTCATTAAGTTATAAAGCGGCGATATTCTTTTGGTGTCATACCATAAGATTCTTTGTAAGATTTAATAAAGTGTGAAACGTTTTCATAGCCAATATCGAGCGCAATTTCTGTAATGGTTTGATTCTGTTCTCTTAGAAGTTTTTCTGCATAAGACAAACGTTGTTTTTTTAACCACTGTTTTGGGGGCATGTTATAACTGGTACGGAAATCTCGATTGAAACTTGATAAACTTCTTCCTGATAATCTTGCTAGATCCGCAATACTGAGTCTCAGGTGTTCCGGGTTTTGTAGCAGCCTTTTTACATTTCTTTTTGCAGATCGAGGTCGCTGCTGGGCAATAAGTGATGGTAGATTAATTTCTGGATTAGAGAGAGCGAGCAGATTTAAAAACTCCAAAAGTTTACTTTTTAATAGTCCTTTAGAAGAAAGTTGTTGCTCATTAAAGAGCCTTAGCGATTGGAAGTAATGTTTAAAGGCAATGTTACTTTTAATATTTAAAAATTTAACTTCATTCTTTTGTTTATTTCGATTTCTAATGATTTGGTCGGCGAGAAAATTTTTTACAACATTTTCATCCAAGAAAATTAGAAAAGCTTTCAGTTGGCTCGACGTTCTGACGTAATCACTATGTAAATTAATACCATAAGGAAGAAACGTTATCGTGTCGGCATTTATTGTAACAATATTCCCATCGGATGAGGTTATACGTTCTTTGCCCTGTTCGGCGTATATAAAACATGGTGTGTTACAGTAAAACTCAACGTTTACGAGGTCTTCTTTCAGCTCTTTATAATAAACGGCATTATTCCCATCTTTCATTAAGCAAGACGCTTCCACGAAATTATCTAATGCTTGCGGTAAAACAAGTATGTTCTTGGTTGTGAATTTTGCAATGGTTTGTGATGGATTGACCATTTTGTTAATCGATTTCTGTGTAATGTTTAATTATTGTCAGTTTGTTTCTCAAGTAGCACATTGACCACCAAAATACTCTGCGTCATTTTGCTTTATAAATTTAACCGTTTATGAATTTGTTAGTTTAGCTTCTGTGATTTAGAATCCAAATTTTCTAATCAAAGTATTGATAGTATGGTTTTATAACGCTTTAACAGCACTGTTCCTGCGCACTTTGATAGAAAGTGCATTTTTCTGTATTTTTCACTTTACAGATTTGATGTTAGACCTTAGTAATTCGGCTGTTCACAGAATGTGGAGAGTTGGCCGAGTGGCTGAAGGCGCTCCCCTGCTAAGGGAGTATACGTTAATCGCGTATCGAGGGTTCGAATCCCTCACTCTCCGCCATTTTGATAAGCTCCAAGGCGAAAGTCTCGGAGCTTTTCTTTTGTCTAAGTATCTGTATTTAAATGCATAATATGAGGTTGAGGAAATAGGTATTCTCTCTTTTCTCGTTATCTGATAAAAGAAAATCATGTAAATCGAGACACAAATCGAGACACATTTAAGGTTTTCTGGAGTCACGCACTTGGACAAAAAACATCTCTTGGTAGTAGGCAAGAAATGGTACTACAAGCGAAGAGTCCCTGAAGAATACCGTCATTTAGATAAGCGCGAGTTCGTCCGTGTGTCGCTGAAAACAGATAGTTATGATGAAGCTCTTAAAAGAGTTGTTGCTGTAAATCAGGCAACCGAAGAATATTGGGATAACCTTGAGGGCTCCCAATCTCAATTAGCACAAGAGCGATATGAAACTGCAATCAAAATGGCTCGTAAAGTGGGGCTGTCTTACCTGCAGGCAGAGGAAATCGCAACAATCCCACTAGAAGATATCATGCATCGCCTATCATTTATGAAGGGCAATAAAAAAGATGCGGCAAAGATGGCTGCTGTCTTTGGTGGTGTGGAAGAGCCAGAACTAACCTTAATGCAAGCCGAGCAACGTTTTATAGAGCTCGTGCCGGAAAAGTTAAAAGGTAAAAATGCTGATCAGTCCCGACGTTGGCGTAACCCACGAAAGAAAGCTATTCGTAACTTTATCTCGGTCATTGGAGACAAGCCATTATCAAAAATTACCAGGGATGATGCTCTTGTTTTTCGTGATTGGTGGTATAGGCGGATATCAGAAGAGGGTTTAACCGAAAACTCAGCCAATAAGGATATCGGGCATATCCGGCAAATCTTCAACACCATTAAAGACCGCCTCAGAATACCTCTGCCTGATGATCCTTTTGAACGGTTATCGTTTTCTGAGAAAAGGTCGTCTGAACGATTGCCGCTCGATCGTAAGTTTGTGCAGACCGAACTTATTGACGGAAAAGCTTTAGCCGGTTTGAATGAAGAGGCTCAAGCTTTAGTCATGATTATGGCATCTACTGGTGCGAGGGTTGGCGAAGTGTGCGGGTTAACGTCCGAAGAGATAGACCTCACCTCTGATATCCCGTTTATACGCATTCAGTTTAATGAAATTCGTGCTCTTAAAACAGTTTACTCTGTTCGAGACATACCGCTTTGCGGGTCTGCATTGATCGCGTTGCAAAAATTTCCTGATGGCCTAACAAGATACCTGGGCCGTGCCGATAGCTGTTCTACTGAAATCAACAAGTATTTTAGAGAGAATTCTATTTTGCCCGATGAGGGTATGTCGCTTTATTCTTTACGTCACACGTTCCAAGACGAATTGGTCGCCCTTGAGTGTGGCGATAGAATGCAATGTGATCTAATGGGGCATAAATTTAATAGACCTAGATATGGTCGTGGGGCGACGTTAGCGCATAAGAAGGAATGGGTTGAGCGGTGTGCTTTTTACTCATCTTCAACTCAGCCATAGCTGCCATAACTTCTAATTGGTCAGAAGCTCTTTTTCTTGCTTCATATTCTTTGTGTAACCGCTCAAATATTGGGCGATAAACATTGCCATGTTCTTGAACGAGCCAAGCCATGAATGCCGTGGCATCTTCCAATTCCTCTATGGAAATGCGGCTATTCATGGCTATTTATTATCTCCTTCCTCTCTACTTTCCATATTCAAGCTTTAGGCTTGGCCTCTATTACCTAATTCCCAATTCCTTGCTCAGCTTCTCGACTTGTTTTGCTGTGAGCGGTGGACGCCCGACAGCGGCTAAGGCTGCTTGTATACGGCTGCTGTAGGTCATGCGCTTGTTACTCTTGGTTTGTTGTTTCATCTTGAGGCCAAGCAGCTTCGTAGGCATCAATTGTGTCAGGGCTTTTGAGGTGTTCGAGCATTTGGTAACCTGTCTGACGATCAGGTGCTGATTGTATTAGCTCCATAACTTTCTCTTCAAGTTCGTCCTCGCCAGCACATTCAAAAACTTGACCGTTCCAATCTGTGACTGACCAGCTAAGTTCCGTTGCGTCTTTAAAATCGGGAACTTCTTCCTGATCAATGTCAACTAGTTCAGGCTCTGGCTTGGCTGGTTTCTGGGCCGTTGCAGCTTGGAGGTTTGGCTTATAGGTTCCGTACGGGTCTGCTTTTAGTTCGCCACTGGCTTGTATGTCGTCAAGTTCGTCAGTGGTTTTCATGCCATACATAACTTCTGGCATGTGCAACCGGATAAGAAATGTTGCTGACCTGTATGAGAGCATCAACTCAGGTATCGATTGATACTTGGTGTTGCTTGTCCATCCTTCTGCCTTAGCCATGGCCATACTAACGGATTGGCTAATATTTTTCCCACCAAACTTATCTTTTAGCTTTGCTGTTGCTGTTACCTCGAGGCTTTCGCCAGATCCTTTTGTTTCAAAAGTAATGGGGTGCTCTAATTTCCCACATTGATTAGCGCAACTAATCAGATAGGTCGTTTTCCATCCGGGTGTTCCGTGAACAAAAAAGATGTTTTGAGCCAGCATAATTGGGTTAATCCGAAGGTCTAAAGCCATAATGCAGACAAGTGTGCAATCCTCTTGTTTCTTTTGGAGGTGCTTCGGGACAAGCTGACTCTTAGCCAGCATAGTACCTGCCCGGTACATCTGGTTAAACAATTCAGGGTTTGTATACGCAGCCATTGGGCTGTTGCTCGGGCCTATAACTGGGACGATGTTTTGTTGTTCCATAATTATCTCACCACTGCTTGTTGTTCTTGGGTAATGCTCACACCGGGGATTTCGATAACCCCATCAGCATGAACAGCGCGGGCTGCTTTCAGAATGTCGTCATCTGAGAGATATTGCAGAAGGCTCGCGGAGACCTTGGCACGATCTTCGATAACAAAGACGGTTTTTGTGCGTAGGCTTGCTGTTTGCCCGTAGTTAGTCCTTACAGATGAATCAGCAGCCTTGATGTTTGCGGCCTTTTCCAGAGCCTTCTCAGCACGCTGCTTCTCAACTTCATTCTGTGCTGCTTCCCGTTCTGCTTTGGCCTTGGCCTCAGCTTCTTCACGGGCTTTTCTGGCGGCTTCATCAGCAAGTTGTCTTTGCTCAACCTGATAAGCGGTAAGTTTTGCGCCTGCGACTTTTTTGGCCTTAGAGAGCATTTCGCCGAACGGCTTATAGAAAGCGTCTACGGTTTTACCGCTTTCCAGAAACGGGGCTTTATCTTCTTTTCTGGATTTGTCCGCATTAGAGCCAGCTTTAGAGATTTGTTTAATCAGGACAGTGACCTTGTCGGCAGTGTCTGCATCTTTAATATCAGGTACACGATGAGCGGCCTCATAAAGCTCTGAAACGCGGCCCTCAATACCTTCATTCTTTTCTTTAAGGTGAGCATTCAATAGCTCAATATCTGAGGGCGGGAAGTTATCGCCAATGCCAGGTGTTTGAATTGCAGTGTCCATCTTATGAACTCCTAAAAGGTTGGAACGGGTAGCTCGTTAATATCAACGGCCTTGCGTGGGTTGGCTTCCGGCATAAATGGGGCGCTTTCTTCTGCCCACTGCTTGGTTGCCATGAAGTAATCAAATTCTTGTTTGGTGATCGGTGTGTTGATCCAGACTTTAAAAGGGTCGGCTTCTATTCCGTTGACTTTCGCCATAAGCCAGCCTGAGCGATCACAACTTGGGCGGCTAACATGGGGAACACTTCCGCCGATAGTGCACTGACATTCGCGCCAGATACGTGCTGCAACCCAAGGGCCGTTTTTGACAAGGCGTGTCTTGAAGTAACCGGGCTGTGGGTTTCCGATGTTTCTATGATTACTCATAGATTGCTCCGTGTATCTCTGTGGGTGTGGGGAGGTGAGGCGGCTCTGGTGCTGTTCTCGCTATGCCAAATGCCGCCAGGGTGATGATGAAGGTGACAGCGGCAACGCTGAGAACTTCAACGAGCTTTGGGCGGGTCATTACTCTGCTGCTAAACCAAGTGTATCGCCATATGAGCCAACAAATAGGCTCTCGAACGCGCTTTCATCACGGAACACGCAGCCAGCATCTTCTAGCTGCTCTTTAGCGTCTGCCATGAAGTTGACGTTGTTTGTTAGATCTTTGAACGCAACACCCTTAAGCGTGTCTGGCAGATCTCGAAGAATGGTTTCTTTGCTTGGATAGCCTTTGAAGCCTTCCATCTGTAATTCAGTAATCACGGGGCGGTTATCAGCAGCAGTGACAGTTGCAATCAGTTCCAAGCTGCTAAAACAAAACCCATCAACCTTATAGTCCCATGTCAAAGGTACGGTAGCTTCGATTGATTGTGTCATCTGACTGGCCTCTATCTGTTGTGATAGATGCAATGTACCCATATTGGGTATAATAGTCAATAAAAATATGTACCCATATTGGGTCTTTTTGTTTTTACGTTTTTTGCAAATGATTTGTTAATAGTCTCAGGGTACAAAAAATGCGTACTGGATTAACCGGTACGCTTCTTGATTGTGAATAAGCCTCAGCTAGATTTGCTGAGGTTTATTTTAATATAAATATCAGATGTTTGTCGTTAATCTTTTAGCCACGAAATCGATAACAGCCCTTATATCCTGTGTATTCACTCCGTCCTCAGATGAAGATTTCTCAAGATAATAATCGTAAATAGAAACAAATGCTTCTGCGAAATCTTCTGGCTTAGCGTTTACCACTCCGGGGTGTTCAGCAAGCCGCAAAGCAATTGACTGAATGGTTTCTCTTATATCTGGGGCTGGCTGTACGGGACCTATATGAAATAACATGCCGCTAGCATTCTCGATACTATTCAAGGTTTTTGAGCTTAGAGCGTGGGATGGATCGTCGGAGTTTATAAAGCGGTTGATCGTGGAAATAGCCACGCCGCTTTCATTGGCTAGCTTGTAGCCAGACCAGCCTTTGCCGTCCATGACTTGGCGGATATATTTCTTCTGCTTATCAACTAAATTACTCATTAAACAAGAGCCAAGCGAAGGGTAAGGGGAAATAATAAATCATACTAATGCCATATAGTCTATAATTGTGAAATTATGAATTGTACAACTATATGTATATGCTGTGCTGTTGCCAAAAATACACAGAGGTACAATATGCAAAGCACAAAAATGCTATACGATCTATCCTTTTGTTTGTCTGCAATAAAAGAGCAGCTTGAAGGATATGGAATAGGAATTGAAACATCAGAAGATTTCGAGGAATTTCAATCCGTTTGCGCGGGAGCTGACAGAAGGCATTCAATCTCAGAACCTTTCAGTCCTGAGTATTTTGACATCTTGCCTAAAGAAGGTGTCTGGATGAGAGGATATGATCATAACGGCAAAACCATTCATACTTCAGCCTTAAGAATAAATGATTTAGGAGATGTAACGCTAGCTGAGTATTGGTTAAAGCAGCTCAAGCGGTTGCACGGAGGTCAGCCCGCAAAGACATCGTGTCCAGGAGCGAAAAAAATAACAGGCAAAGTGGTTTATCAGGGCGACGTTTGGTTGCATAAAGATCATAGAGGTAATGACTTGGGTGGTTTGTTTTTCAAGCTTGGCCTTGTAACCGCCTTATTGAAGTGGGACCCTGATTATGTATATGGATTTGTAGCGGAGAAGTTAATTTTTAAGGGTTTCGCGGCTCGGGGCGGATACGTTCATTGCGAACCGGCAGGATCGCACTGGTCACAGACCCCAAATGTGGATCCGAAAGATTGGCTGGTATGGATGGGAAAGGATGATGTCCATTATCTCGCAGAACAACCAATGACCGTAACCACTGCAAAGAGCCGACCAATAGAATCCCATTTGGAAAGCGAACTGGCATAAGTAATCGTTCATAATGAACGACACATTCGCCATGCTTAGGGTGTTGCAGTGGTGCAATTACGGTGTGCAGTTGCGGCTCCCTTCGCTCTATGACGTCTGCGTATTCATCAGTGATCTTCTCATCAAACTCTCTGTCAGGTGGGCCGGGTGAACCTGCACAAGCTATTGCCCAATCTTTACCCCAAACGCGAGCAGCAAGAGATTTTGGGCCAACATGTAAGTAGGGGGGAGTTACACCCTTTTGTTCAACAACTGACAACTGCAAGTGCCTCAAAATAAAGGCTGCTTCTGCATTATTTCGTATCACGCCATCGTTCTGCTGCCACCAATCCATACCCATATTAAAAATAGGCCTGCTTTTATCCTCTAGGAGAGAAAAAGATCTTGGCTCTATTAAGGTGACAGGCATTTTACTGCCTTCCGATTGTATCGATTGGCACGACATTTTTGTCGTTTGCTTGAAGTAGTTGCTGATGAGTGAGAATTATCTTGTGAACTTCTACGAGCTGTTCGTAAGAAAGTTTTTCGATGTCGGTAGAGGTAAATCGTTTCTCTATAAATTGATTTACGATTAAGTCTGTTTTATGAGTTTTAATCGAATGCAGAATATTGCTTTTTAATTCTTCTTTCGAAGGCTGGAGGCACCCTTCAAAGATTTCAATTAGCCTCTGCTTTATTTCTGAGGTCATACGTTCCGAATACCCCTGTATGCGTTATTTTTGGTTGTTGCATCAAGAGGATACCAGTAACGGTGGTTGTGTCAATCTTGAGTTAAGAAACTTTCTTCAACGCTTGAACGATAACCCTTTGCATCTTAGTTTTTTCGGTTTCATCCAAAAATACTTTTATGCCCTCTTTAATAGCCTCTTCTTTTGTCTCTGTAGGCATGTGGATACCTTCTTTATCGAGGACATACTGTAGTGCTTCTGCAGCAATGACTTCTAAATCAGGCTCAGATTTCATTCTTTTGGGTAGTGATTTTGCTCGTGCAACCAATTCTCCCAATTTCATCCCTACTTTAAGTGTGTCGTCTTCTGTCGCACAGTATGTGTCTAGCTCATCTATTATGGGGCTGAGATCTGCTCCGGATAACAAAATACCTTCTTCGAACAGAGCTTGAAGGAAAGTAACTCTTGTACTCCTGTCGGTAGCCATAAAAAGGAGTTCTGTCTCCTTTGATGAGCCGGGTAGGAGATCAGTAGGAGTCACATCAAGTGCCGCGGAAATGCGTAGCATCCATGATTGGGTTAGTTGGCGTTCACCTCTTTCTAGTTTGGCGACTTGGGATCTGCCAGAGCCAATTTTTTCTGCGAGGTCAGTCTGAGAAAGGCCTGCGGCTTCTCGTAGTTGTTTGATTTTATTCTCCATATTGCCAATGTGGCCCATTTCTTTCCATCAAAAAAGATCCAATGTGGGTACATTTTTCATTGACTAATTGTTCCCAATATGGGTACATGCTGTTTATGACAAAATTCAAAACGTACCTAAAGACTCACAAAATGACTGCGAAAAGCTTTGCCAAACTGATGCCTGTAAAGACAACGGCATTTGCCGTGAGGAAATGGGCTAGGGGAGAGCGTATTCCTCAAGGAAAAAGAATGGATGCAGTTGTTAGGGTCACCAACGGTGCAGTCCAACCCAATGACTTCTACGACACAGGAGAAAGCGTATGAGTAGGGCATGCTTTTCATTCCTCAGCTGCAGCTTTCTCGGCATCAACCCGCTCCTGCCGCAACCTGATCATTTCAGGAAGTGTGTAGATATAGGTCATGACCATTTTAGTGAGAAACCCAAGCTCTTTGGCTTCATTCACTGTAAACGGGTCTTCATCATGAACGGCATCATTCCCTCCAAGCCTAACATGATGGGAAAAGTCCCCAAGCTCTTCTGTCAACAAACCTTGGTTGACGAGCTTCTTCAGGCGAGAAGCCAAAAGTCCTTCTATTTCTGGAAACCGAATCTTCAACCCCACATCAAGAGCCTTACGGTACATAGCGCCCGCAGCATCAGCATGTTGCTGAAGAATACTCTCGGCCTGAAGGTAATAGTGCTCAACATTCTCAGGCATATGATCTGGAAGATCAGGCTCGTGTGGAGTTGGATAGAAACCCCTCAAATGTACTCTATCAAGAGCTTGAGCGACGGCAACAGCAGGAAAAGTACATTCTGGGTTTCCGCACATCAAGAACCACGCAGAGGTATTTCTGTGATTGATAGAATCAAAGAAATCAAATTTGCCCTTTATCTCAAATCCAGAATTCTTTGTTCCACAATGCGGGCAATCGTGAGGAAAAGTTGCCATGTCTAATTCATCCCAATCACTAATGTATTTCGCTAATTCTATCGACATGACGTTGCGAAGCCAACAAGGATCTGGGGAGAAAATAGCAGAACTACTCAACTTACATGAGAAAGCCCCTGAAAGTGATCGGTTTGCATGTACCTGTGCATTGGTTACTGCGCTCATTAGTTCTTACGACACCCCAAAGAACCCCGGAAGCTCAGCCGCATGACGCATAAGCCCGTTCTCGATGCAGGACAGTTGGCTGATAGCAAGCTCGGCCTGACGTGCTGTGGCGAAATCAGCAATGTCTCTGGACTGTGCTTGAAGGTCTTGGAGCCTGAACATAGCCGCACTGATTGTATCGAGCGTGGGCCTGATGCAGTTGGCGTCGTTTCTCATTTTTATTCCCTGATGGTTGCTGCGTTGGTGCTAACCATGACGGGTGAAAATTCAAAAATCTATTGTAACTCAAGGGCGTTATTTCAATGACGATGCAGAAAACCAGACTGCCAGATACGTTTGAAGATGCTGTTGTAAAGGTCATGGCAGAGCTTACCGCTGATGGATGCGGGCAGGTCATTGGCAAATCTGCAAGCCTCATACGCCAAGCCGCAGATCCAGACGCAGAGCATCAGTTAAATCTAAAGCAGGGCTTGCAACTGGATGTTGCTTACGTGATGGCAACAGGCAAAGAACCGACAATTCTAACTGCGTATCGACGTCAATTATCAAGTGTTGCAGCCCCAAAGCATGAGCCTTGTGAGCGCACGGACCGTATAGCGACTTTCGCGAAGGAAGCAGGTGAGGGGTTGTCTGCTTACTCCCTTCTGAAAGGCGAATATGTATCGCACAACGATGGCGCTGTTGCCTTGAAGGAACTGTCTGAACTTGAAGACGTAATCAAGCTCATGAAGAGAGACATTGAGACGGCTATGGGGATCGATCCTCTTAAGGTTGTTGACTGATTTCTGATTTTCGACGCCGCCTGTGTTCGTGGCGGTCTCCCTCAGCATTGGAGTGCTGTGAATAACGAACAGGGGGCTTTTATCTGGTCCCAGCATACCAAAGCCTGATGACTTAATTGGGCCAAAGATAGCTTAACTGCCTCAGAGGTGAGCAGAGAAGTGCCAGAGTCCGGTTAAATGGGCTGCCAGTGGGATTTTAAACGACGGTGTTAAGGCTTTTCTAGTGAGCCGTAATGCCCGGCCCCAGTATTGCAGTTGGGAGGAAATGCCCTTTCGTTGGTTCGAACCCAACCTTCTCTGTTCTCCTGTGAAGCAGTTCACAACATACAGCGCCAGTGACCGCTATATGCCTGGAGCCTCCCTGTTAACTATGCCGGGGAAGGGTGTTCGCCCCGGCAGCTTTTTTGAGGAATGAGAATGATGAAATACATCGCAAAAGATAAGAACGGAACAGTTCTAAGCAAAGGCGACAAGATCAAACACGTCTTCCCAGCTTATGTAAATGACGCCACCGGAACCGTTGTTAACCCCGTTCCGAACGCCCCTTCTGATGGGTTTGATGGCGAGCGATATGTTGCTGACGTCGTTGGGCCCAATGCAGTGCGGGTCGTCTCAGCAAGCAGACGCATTCCTGTTTACGGATCAGTTTACGTTGAAAAGGTGGCGTGATGCTTACAGAAGAAACCAGCCCAACCCAACACCTCGAAGGACAGGAAGAGGCGTTTAAGACAACAGAAATGCGACCAGAGACGAGCTTGAACGCAATCAACGGCGTCACGGCTGATCGTCTCCGCGGGTTTATCGAGAGAATTGAGCGTCTGGAAGAAGAGAAAAAGGGCATCACTGACGACATCAAGGAAATCTATGCGGAAAGTAAGGCCCTCGGTTTCAACACCAAGATAATGCGCAAAATCGTGTCGCTTCGGAAGCTCGAACAGCAGGACCGGATGGAGCTAGAAGAGCTTATTGATGTTTATAAGCATGCTTTGGGAATGGTGTGATGCTCAAAGTTCTCGATCTCTTCTCAGGCATAGGTGGCTTCTCTCTTGGTCTTGAACGAACAGGCGGTTTTAAAACCGTGGCCTTTTGCGAGATTGAGGAATATCCCCGCAAGGTTTTGGCGAAACACTGGCCTAATGTGCCGATCTATAAGGACGTTCGAAATGTCAACGCAAAGCAGCTTCTTGCCGATGGAGTTACCGCTGATGTCGTTACAGGAGGCTTCCCTTGTCAAGACCTCAGCACAGCAGGAAAGCAAGCTGGCATTGAAGCCGAACGATCCGGTCTATGGTCCGAACTCTGCCGAGTTATTGGCGATGTTAGACCCAAATACGCAATCGTGGAGAACGTCGCAAACCTGCTTAGTGGCCCTAGCGAACAACGAGGCGGATGGTTTGGGCGTGTTCTCGGAGACTTGGCCTCGATCGGGTATGATGCGGAATGGCATTGCATACCGGCTGCCGCCGTTGGTGCCCCTCACAGGAGAGATCGGGCTTGGATTATTGCCTACCCCAAGAGCAAACGATGCTCACAAGCGGGGGAACTTCAACATAGAAGAACCCAGGAACGGATTTCCGGCAGCGGTAAAGCGAGTGTTCTTACCGACAATCTCAAAGAACGAATTCAAGGGAGCAAGTCGCGATCGTTATCGGGGGGGGGGAGCATTTTCGTGGTGCCAAAATGTCAGAAGGGCTGAGGAACTGCGAGGAAGATCCGATATACCTGAACCCCTGTTTTGCGGAAGTCGTGATGGGATTCCCAATTGGGTGGAGCGACTTGAAGGATGCGGTAACGCCGTAGTTCCTCAAATCCCCGAACTTATCGGTTACGCAATCCTTGACGTTGATGCAGCCCGTACAGCAGAGGCAGCGGAATAATGCTCTCCTCAATCCTCAAGCTCCTGACCCACAATAGCAAGCTCTCAAGCCGAGCATATAACCGCCTCGGCCCAGAAGACAAGCTCGCCGTTAAAGTCGCCGCAGCATTACGCGAATGGTCACTGTCGGGTCGGCTTGAGGGTGTCTGGACGCATCCTCCGCATGAAGTAGCCGGCGGCACAAAAGGCGCAGCAGTCAAGTACGCAATCGCTTGTGCTATGGGCATGATTACAGGCGCTCCTGATTACCTGTTTATCTCAAGTCACGGCGGGGCCTTGATCGAGCTTAAAAGCAAGACAGGGCGATTAAACGACAATCAGAAGAATTTCAAAGCATGGGCCGAGAAACACAACGTTCCATATGCGCTTTGCCGATCACTGGATGAGGTCGAGGCGTTTCTTTGTGATGTTGGGTTATTGGCTCCATTGGCAGGATATGGGAGGGCGGCGTGAAACGTAACGACTGGAAGAAACACCATGCGAGGCTTCAAGAAGTGACAGAGTCCGGAGATACCAGAGGCATTCACGATGCTTGGAAAAAACTCCGTCAGTCCACAACACAGAAGCTGATAGACGAAATGCCGCTGACCTCAAAGATACGCTTGAGTGTTAGCCGAATGACGAGGGGGTGAGTATGAGTGATCAAGCTTTGCAAACAGAGTCAAACCTAGTCGAAACACTTTATGATCGAGGCGTTCTCGGGCTTAAAGATAGCAGGGATCGTCGCGCAGAACGGCGTAGGGATGATGCTCTTTGGTTGATGGAGCTGTACGAATTTCTCTACCACCCTAAAGACGCTGCCCGTTACGAACCTTTCTCCAATCATGCCAAAGGCTACGGCGCAGAAATGAGTGACGAAGAGGCTGAACTGCGTTCGCTTTATCATCGCTACCTGCGCGGCTTGCCTGCCTCTATCACTCAGTCGCTTCGCTTTCTTTGTAAGGATCAGCAAATGCCCCGAAAGCAGATAGCGCCACTTGCTGAATGCTTGGATCAGTTGAGTGATTTTAGAAAATCAGAAGAGAAGAGGGGCGGGTGATGGAAGCTAAAGCAAAGACAAAGATCAAAAGCAGTGGGTATGCCGGACTGGATATTATCAGAGGGCGTCATGGGCTTAAAAGACGACTACTCAAGGGCGAGAAGGTTTTCTTTGATGTGAGGGTTCAAGTCGATCCTGATCCTCGCGCATGGAGTGATGATGGCACCTCAATAGAGTTTGGTTGCATCGTCCTCGATGTTGATGAGGTGGAGCAGCCGAATGACTGAGAAAATCAATATGCTAGAGGTTGAGGATTTACTTACAGGGCCAAGACTTAGTGAACCAAACCACCATCAACTCGAGGGATGGTTTGCTACGTTCTTTAGGGTTTTCACTCAAATTTTTCATAACGAGTTTTTTTACTTGTTCGTTACTAATGTCGCTTGGAGGGCAAATATATTCATTGAATTCAAGGGTGTCGTAGACCGCTCGTATGGGAATATCGCAATCTTCTTTCCCTGCATTACATGCGTGAAAAAGGTCATTTCCGCTATCGTTTTTATCTGCATAAGCAGAACCACTGAGACAAATGATGATGATAGCAAACAATATTACTGGAACTCTGAAGGGATCTTTAGTGCTCATGGTGTTGTCCTGTCAGGGGAGGTTGCGTGATGCGAAAGTTATTTACGGATTACAGTAAACAAAAAGACTTTCTTACTTTCAGCCGTAGCCCAGTATTTAAACTCTCTGAATTCCTTTTCTGCTCTTTTAATTTGCCCAGATGTAACTGGTTTAACCGTGTGTCTAACGATATTTTTCAATTCGTCGGAGGTCAAAGAAGGGTCGATAAGAGATATTACATTTATGGCGAGCAGGAGAAACTTGTTTCTATCCCCGCTAACTACCGTAGCGGAACCAGTGAGATCAGAGTATTTTTGCCCTCTGGTAAACCTTACACTATCGTTGTTCAAGTGATAGCTGCAATAGGATTCAGATCCCGCTTCGCACTTTTTGTCTGTAATTTTATAATCCAAAGAGAGTCTTTGGGTCAGCTCTGTGAAAGTGCTCTCAAACTTATTGAAATCAACTTCTTCTTTTCCTTGGTTATCCGCATAAGCAGAGCTTATGAAAGTACACAAAGTAATAGCGAAGAGTGCTTTAAAAATAAACTTCATATCAATTCCCCCATTACTCAAACTCTCCCAAAAGGACTCTCACAGTGTCTAGAGGTATTTGATTTTGATAGCAGAAAAGCGGGGGTTTGGTAGATGGCTGAAGGCTGGATGCAGCTTCATCGACAGTTAGTCGAGTGGGAATGGTATACGGATGCGAATACGTTTCGTGTGTTCATGCATATCCTGCTTAACGCAAATCATAGTGAAAATAGCTGGCGTGGAGTGGTCATTAAACCGGGTCAATTTGTTACCGGAAGAAAGGCATTAGCCAAAGATTTAGGGCTTTCTGAACAACAGATACGCACCACCCTAAACAACCTGCAATCAACCAGCGAAATAACCATCAAAACAACTAACAAATATTCAATAATATCAATAGTTAAATGGTCAGAGTATCAGGGTAAGCAACCAGCAGAAAAACCTGCAATCAACCAGCCAGATAACCAACAATCAACCACAAACAATAATGATAATAATTTTAATAATATAATACCCCCTATTAATCCCCCACAAAAAACACCTGAAAAAACAAAGCCGAAATCTAAGCCCAAGACTTACCGACTACCGGAAGACTGGAAGCTTTGTGATGAAGGCATCAAGTTCGCCCGAGAAAAAGGAATGACCGATGATGAGATCAGAACCACAGCGGAAGAATTCAAACTCTACTGGCTTGACCAGAGCACCAAGCGTCCGGGGTGGCACAGAACTTGGTGCCGTTGGATCATCAAAAAATGCGAAAGTCGTGGCGCGTCTTTTGGCAGCAAGTCCACAGGACAACGACAAGGCGGTAATGACGTCCTTGGAGCGTACACTCGGGTGCTCGATAGGGCTGAAGCGAAAGACGCTCTTTCCGAAGAACGGCGGAATAGTGGAGGTGATCGAGAAAGTGACAATCCATGGGAAACCTACGACGGATCAGCTAACGGAGGCATTGGACATTCTGAAATCATCGACAACGCCACTTAGCCAAGTTGAAATCACCAAAGGCTTGATGAAACTCAGAGCGCTGACAGCAACCAGAAATGAACAAGCTGGAATGGTAGAAATCCAACTAGATACCTACGCCGAAGAACTTGGAGCTTGTGCTGCTGATTGCACAGCTTATGCGCTTAAACAAGCGGGGAAAGAAAAGTGGTGGCCTACGTGGTCCGAACTATTGGCTCATCTGAATGAAGTTGATCAGGTTCGCAAGATCCTAACACGGGAAATGGAAAAACAATTGAGTATTGTGAACACGGATCGAGAGCCAGGTATGCACAGTTTCGGTGAATTGATGAAAGCGGAGGGGTGAGGGTGAATAAACTCGAAATTGTTACCAACGAACGCAGGCAACACGACAAACTTCGTGCAGGTCATGACACGATCCATGTGGAAAACTCAACCCTGATCGAAAAGCTTTATGATCGCGGGGTTCTGGGGGCTAAGGGTGCGCCGGGGAAAAAAGCAGAGCAGCGTAGAGATCATGGTTTATGGCTGATGGAGCTTTACGCTGATGTGTACCGTTCTGAGGGTGTGGCTAAGTATCAACCTCCCGGTACAGGTGGTGGTAGTTACGAGATGAGCGATGAGGAAGACAGAATACACACGCTTTATCGCAGGTATTTAAGAACACTCCCGCCAGTGGTGACGCAGACGCTGAGGTTCGTGTGTAAGGATCAGTCGTTGCCCAGACTGATGAGTGTCCCAATTACTGATTGTCTGGATAAGTTAGGGGAGTTTCGGAAGGCGGAGAGGGAGAAAAGGTGATCATTTAGTTTGGTTTGTATTTGATATAATATTCAGTTGGTGCATTATTCTGTTGTGGCAACTTATAGTAGATTTATTTGAGGGGATAAATAATGAAAAAAATCAAACTAGTTTCTAGTGCTTTTTTGATGGCGACAATGTTGAGCGGCTGTGAATACCTGAGGGCAGCATCTTTTCAAAAAGCCAATGATACCGGAATTAGCAAAGGTCAGTTTTCTAGCTTAGTTTATATGAATAAAAGTCAACATGTATCCGATGCATTTAATGACAAAGAAGAATATAATCAACTGGTGGAATGGGATCTTGAGTTAGATAAGGCTATTAACGTGTGCTTAACGCCTCCACCTATACCTCCAATTCCATTGCCATCTGATGTAATGCCTCTTAATTCCTTAACTGTGGTAGCAGCTCCATTCATTGCGGCGGGGGTTCAGCTTGCTTTTGGTTTTGCTGTCGATGAGTTGTCGAGCAGAGTTATTGAACTTAAAAAAAGAGGCTCTAAAACATATGCAAAAAATATTGTAGTGCCTGGTAGTGTGCTGGATGTATCAAATTCAACTGCACTCAACAAAGAAGTTGAGCTTAACGCAAACCAGTCAAATGATGTGATTATAGAATGCTTGCTGCTTCATAGAAAAACAATGGTTCCCGTTGAAGATAAGAATGGCAAAAAAATAAAAGATGAGAAGGGGAAAATTAAACTTGAACCAAAGATTAAGATGGCAACAGTCGTTCAAGTCTTGAAGCGGGGAAATGGAGCAGTCTTCAGAACGTCATACTTGCGTTTAGATAATGGTGTTGCTTTGACAAGTAAGCCTAAAAAAGGTGGTTCTCCTGCCTTAGCTGTTTCATCAGCAATATCTTCTAAAGGACTCAGGAAAAATACAAAAAATCAGGGTGTTGATAAGGTTCTTCTCGCTGCAGAAAGCCTAGGGACGGTTTTAGTTAAAGTAGGTAGTGAAAAATCGGTTTTTGCTAATTGTGGTTATACTAGGGATGAAGAGAAAGATCTTAGAGAGTGTGGCCCTGAAAGTGATATTGTGGCTCCTTCAGATGGTACGTTGTTGGGTAGCTCTTACACAGTAGCTATTACTGAGAAGGGGTCTATTGGCTTTGATGCTGACAGAGCAAAAGCTGAGCTAGATACAGTCAAAGCTGCAATCGGTCCTGTCATCGGTGAGTATGTTAACAATCGGTTGAATCCGCCTGAGTGAAGTAGATCAGAAAGCTTCTATTGAAATAACTTTCTAAAAATTCTATAATTTCTACGGATACTTACGCCTAAAGCCCTTCTCATTTGAGTTGGGCTTTTTTTGTGGAGAAAGCAAATGAGCCTCACCGATAAACAGCAACGCTTTGTTGAGGAATACCTGATTGACCTCAATGCAACGCAGGCTGCGATAAGGGCTGGACACAGCATCAAAACGGCAAGACAGATAGGTTCCGAGAACTTGTCAAAACCAGATATTGCAGTTGCTATTGCTCAAGGCATGGAAAGCCGAAGTGAACGTACTGAGATTAACGCGGATTGGGTTTTAAATGGTGCTGTGGAGTTGTTCAATAAATCTATGCAGCACGAAGGCTTGGTCGATGAAAACGGAGACCCTGTCGGCGAGTATAAATTCAACGCTGCGGGAGCTGGTAAAGCACTGGATCTTGTAGGCAAGCATGTTGATGTCCAGGCATTCAAAGAAAGAGTAGAGCACACCGTCGAGGGCGAGCTTATGGAGAGGCTTTTGGCTGGTCGTAAGCGCTTGAACGAGGAAGCGGATGGCGAGTAAGGTTGATCTCGATATTGCTGAGGATTGCTCACGCTTCTACGCTGACCCATTAGGTTTTGTGGTATGGGCTTTCAATTGGGGTAAGGGTGATCTTGCTGGCTTTGAGGGGCCTAGAGATTGGCAGAGAAAGTATCTCACTGAGCTTGGTGAGCAGATCAAGAACCGTAACTTTGATGGTCTTCACCCGGTTGCGCCGATGGATATGGCGACAAGCTCAGGACACGGCATTGGCAAATCAGCAATGTCGGCCTGGCTTATCCTTTTTGTTATGTCCACACGGCCCTTCGCTAAAGGCGTTGTAACATCCAATACAAGCGACCAGCTAAAGACCAAGACGTGGGCCGAGCTTGGCAAGTGGCATAAACGCTGCTTAACGGGCCACTGGTTCACATACAACGCCAGCAAGGGAAATATGAACCTCATCCACAAAAGGCACCCTGAGAGTTGGCGAGTGGATGCTCAGACGTGTCGCGAGGAAAACTCTGAAAGCTTTGCCGGATTGCACGCCGCAAACTCAACACCGTTCTATCTCTTTGATGAAGCATCCGCAGTGCCTGATAAAATCTGGGAGGTTTCTGACGGCGGTTTGACCGATGGCGAACCTATGCGCTTTGTCTTTGGCAACCCAACACGAAACACAGGTCGCTTCTTTGAGTGCTTCAACCGGTTACGCCATAGATGGAATACACGGCAGATTGATAGCCGCAATGTAGCCGGCACAAACGACAATCTCATGGCCCAGTGGGTAGAAGACTACGGCGAAGATAGTGATTTTGTCCGTGTTCGTGTCCGTGGCGTCTTCCCTCGGGCTGGATCTACCCAGTTCATCAGTTCTGAACTTGTCGAGAACGCCCAGAAATGTGACCTACAGGACAATCTCAACATGCCGTTGGTCATCGGTGTAGATGTGGCCCGTTTTGGTGATGATCAGTCCGTTATTCTCGTTCGGCGTGGCCGCAAGGTTTTAGAAATAACAAAGTACCGTGTGGATACCATGACATTGGTTGGTCATGTGATTGAGATGATCCGCAAGTGGAAGCCTGATGGTGTGCTGGTTGATGGTGTGGGCGTTGGTGGTGGCGTTGTCGATCGTCTAAAGCAATTGGGTCATGACTGTATTGATGTGAATGCAGGAGCCAGAGCACATGACCAGAAAACCTACATGAACAAACGTGCTGAAATGTGGGGCAAAATGCGCGACTGGCTCAAGGGTGGTGATATCCCCGCTGATGATCAGGAGCTTGAAACTGACCTCACAGCGATTGAGTACGGCTTTGATGCCAAGAACAGACTACAGCTTGAGCGCAAGGAAGACATGAAGAAGCGCGGGCTGCACTCGCCTGATGTGGCGGATGCACTGGCGCTCACCTTTGCCGAGGACATCGTTAAGTGGTCAGAGGATGATTACGGCGATATGGAGGTCGCTATCTCGGATTATGAGCCGGGGGGTTAACCAGAGATAGTTCCAATGTAAGATAATACGCCTACAAATATAGCAACTACAGCGATACAGAGAGATGCAACTGTTGCTGTATACCCAAACAGGGCTGTTCTTGAAGGCATCTTTGCTAAGGATAAGATTATCGCTCGCTGATCGTCACGTAATCCTCGAATTTCTTTATTAGTGTCTTTGATATCATTTCTGATATCGTCCATATCTCTACGAATGTATTCGAAGTGAGTTTCTAGCTTAGCTACTCTTTCTTCCATCTCGTCGTGCTCTCCTTCGCCTGCAGGCGTGGTTTCATACTGCTCTTCGGCCGCTTCTTCGTCAAGTTCACTGTCCATATCGGCCCAGTCCAAGCCGGGATATTCAGTAGCCGTCTCGTCTTCTGCCTGAGCGTGGGCAATTGCCTTCGTGGCCTCTAGTAATGCTTTTGCCGCCTCGTTTGAAATACGGCCAAACGATGGGGGAACAGAATTTTCACTGGCTTGGCGAGTTAAAAAACTAGGCAGTTCCCCTTCTCTTTTGTATTTCTTTATTCTAGTAAATTTACCTCGACTACCTTTACTAACTGTAAATGTGCCTGAGTTTTCTATGTAATGTTTTGTTTTCTTATCGCTGGCTGCCATGATTTATCTCTAATATATGGTTATTTATCAATTAGATATCAATGACAGTGATAGCCGCCAGTTGCGGTTTCATTGTGACAGCCGTTTGAATCTGTCCCACCTGAGTGTGAATAAGCAGCAGAAATTCCCAAAGCCAGAACGGCAATGATAGCAAGAATAGATTGTTTCATTGATTACTCCCCCGTTTAACGCGAAAAATATTGCGCCTAAAGGTTGCGGGAGTCAAGGTTGCGTCTAATCGAACGCCTCAACCTGTTGTTGTGTGAGTGTGTTGGGCTGTTTCTTGATGAGAAAGTAAATACGGAAGAAGTCGAAGAAGAGGACAAGAGGTAGTAGCCAGCCTGACACAATGTAGCTTGTTCCAATTATTATTGCTAACAAATCATGCCTTTGAAATTTATTTATTAGTCCCTCTACCCCTAATCCTAGCAACCAAGTTAGTTTAGTATAAATAACGAAAGGGCCATTTCGTGTGTCTAAAAGCACGATAGTTAGGAAAATAAAGAACACCCCAACCACACTCATGGCCAAAGCACTCCATCGCTTCCCCAAATACCACCGATGCCCACCGAAGACACCAGTGAACAGCCAGAGTAAGTACGCTATGGGCAAGGATTTATTCATGGGGATTTAAAGTTCTTTTATATCTAAACCATACTCAGTGTCACTCATTTGAGCTCGTACAATTTTTATTTCTGTTGGGTATTCTGTGATTAATTTTCTTATGAAGATTTCGTTTGAAGAAGAAATATTACTTCCAAGGATAACTGCATCTAGTGCTTCTGGGGGAAAGTAGAAAAATTTTCTAACTTTCCGAGAGATATTATTTTTAGGCGGGATTTCGATCAAACGATACTCTTTCTCATACGCCCACTGTGATGATTTTGTTAAAAGTGCCTTTTTGTATCGAAGCTCATCATTGTCTTTTATTAGATTTATAATTGGGCGGTTTTCTTCATAAAATACAGGAAAGGCATTTTTTAATCGGGATCTGCTATTCACTAGATTGAGGCGCAAGCATATTCCTTCGTGGTTTCCCCCATAATGTGACCACATTAATATGTTGCTGCAATTTGCAGAGAGAGACAATACCCGTGATACATTCGCTAATAATTTCCTAGCGTCATTTTTTCCCTTATTGAACAACTCATTGTCAGTTGATTGTTTTCTTAACCTCTTTAACCCTTGTCTAACTTTCTTCCGAGTTTGACTTTTTGTGAATTTTCGAGCGTCTTCTTCAATTAAATCTCTTAGATAGAGTTTCCGTGCGTATGATGATGCTTCCCAACTGTATGCTGGGCAGCAGTCAAAAGGATCATTAAACTGAGAGGGAGTGGCACAATAAAGACGTTTATGTGTGAATATCTCTGAAACTTTTCTTAAGTCATCAGGATTTGATAGAGCTCTGTATTTGTACAAGAATTCAGGCGGGTCTTGTGAAATGAAATCTGCTGTCATTGCATGATCTTCTTAAATATCACTCAAACAAAGAAGGAAGAGGGCGAGGGTTAGAAGGGAATTTCATTTCCCTCGTATCTTGTGTCGGGTTTCGAATAAATATCTTCTTTAGAAGCTAGTCTGCTTTTTTCAAGAAAATCAGATATTGTGAAAAAACCAGTCCAGTTCACGTAAGCACTGATTTCTTCTTCTGTGTGCCAGTTCACGTCATATATTGCGACGCCTTTTGATTCAATATCTGTTCTTTTTGGACCCGTTTTGTTAATTACCCTTAGATACCAATAGTTATTGGTATTTATCTCTTGGTCGATAATATTTTCAATTAAGTTCATGTATTTATTGAATTCTTGAGTGTCTATTGGAAGTATCCATTCTGTGCTGTCAAAAGTAATTCCTGCACTTAACAAATTCTTCGCCACTTCTCTTACTTCACTTTCTGGTGCGTAAAGGCGTACACCGCTTCCATACATTTTAGGCCGGGTGGGTTGCCCTATCGTATCCTCTGCTTCAGAATCATTAACAAACACGATGCCTTGAGATTCGAGGCAGGCTATAGCAATGTCGTAACTGGCAATAGAAATATTTTCAGTACCTTTGTTTTCCATTCTTTGGATAGTCGAAATCCCTAAGCCAGTTGCATTTGCTAGATCAGTAGCCGACCATTTTATTAGCGCGCGCGCGGCACGAATTTGTGATGCAGATATTATCATTGTGATCTTTTTTGTTTACATTGAACTAAATTGGTTCTATTTTATTGCCTGTGATATAAAATCGCTCAATAATTACTATGGAAAGATATCTATCATGTCCAATCAAAACCATAATAAGGTCCTGTGTTCTGTTCCAATTACCGAAGATCTAGGGGTACGCATTAGTAATTGGAGACGTAAACAACCAATTATTCCGAGCAGAGCGCAAGCGCTTGTGTATCTTGTCAACAAAGGCCTAGCCGCAGAGGAGGCCGCACATGTCACACATGACTGACCTATGGGCCGCTTATCGCAAGCACGAAGACAAAGCGGATACATATGGCAAAGAAGATGTGCCAGATAGCTGGTTCACAGAAGCCCGTAAAATAGAGCTCGGTATCACTGAGAACACACCGCAAACCGCAGAAGACGTGGTTGTTAAGCTGAAACTGCTTAGGGAATACGTGAAGTTTAGTTGCGGAGATACCGAAGAAAAGCTGATCGATTGTGTGATCAGTTCCCTACAAAAAGAAATACCGATGACCAGTGCGTCGAAACATAAGGTCATCGGTACTTACTAGAACGCTCCAAGAAAGGAGACATTACATGCTTAATTTAGTCCCAACACCGAAAAATAACAACCCCATCATTATCGATGGTCAAGAATTGCCATGTGATGAGTATGGTCGAGTGCACTTGAATTCACTTCATAAGTTGAGTGGTGCAGGGGGGCATAAGCGCCCCTATGAATGGCTTCGATTGATTGCCACTCAGCAATTATTAGAGGAATACTCCCAGAACGATGATACCCGTTCTGGCGTTTCGACCCAAAACGGCGGCTCCAACTCTGGGACTTACGCGAACGAACTTTTAGCTGTTTCATATGCAGGATGGATCAGCCCTGCTTTTCAACTCAAAGTGAATGCCGTTTTCTTGGCGGTACGTAATGGTGAGATTCAATCAGCAATCCCCCAGACCAGAGCCGAGATACTGAGGCTTGCTTTAGAGGTTGAGGAAAAGAATGAGCAATTAACCGCGGAGAATAAACAGTAAGAAATCGAGGTCCAAAAGAACGAGGGTAAGGCGAATTTCATGGACCAGTTCGTTAATGCTGATGGTTTATATGGGATACAAAATGCAGGTCGAGCATTAGGGTGCAAACCAAACCTGTTCAGCCGTTGGCTCAAGCAGGACTATCTATTCTATCAAGGCAACGCCCTTGTTCCTAAAGCTAAATTTATACAGCAAGGCATATTCGAAGTGAAAAGCACGATCATTGACGATAAGGCGAGGCCCAGAGCATTCGTTACACCAAAAGGGCTGGAATACCTAGCACCTCGAACGCCGGAAAATGTGAGAGTATAGAGTAGGAGAGGCTCCATTTTGGAGCCTTTTCTTTTATAGACAGATAAAGTAGTGATATGCACTTAGTTATGCACGTGTTGATTGGGGGGAAGTAATGTTTCGTTTGTCGGTATTAATAATAGGGTTAGCTCTTGTTGTGTCTGGATGTAATTCAAGACAAATTGGTTTAACTGGCTCTGGTCCAATACAGCTAGGTCCAGAAATTTATGGTCAATACTTAGAGTATCTAGATTCTAACCCCATAGTATTTTCTGTCTCTGCAGATGGTCGCACAGGTTGGCATGCCTATACTTGCAAACAAACAATATGCAGGCCTGATATTAACCACTTGAAACAGATTTCAGTACAGTCATGCGAAATAAGGGCAGGTAAATATATGGATAACGAGGATGTTGTTTGTAAAGTGTACGATGTAAATGGAAGAATTGTTTGGGATCAATCCGGCCCACCAGTTGTAAAATAACTCTAAGATAATATTGTTTCTTTAAAACTCAACTAAGGCCCTTCGGGGCTTTTTTAGCGGGGCCAGTCCTTAATGGCAGTGATAAGACCCAGTTTTGTGGTTTGTGTGGCAGCCATTAGCATCAGTTCCGCCAGAGTGTGCGTAAGCAGCCGATGCACTGAGGGCTAGGATAGCAAGCGTTGCGAGTAAGCGTTTCATTTTTGTCTCCATTGTTCCCATTGCGTTCTAACTCAATCACAAACTTTAGTGTAACCTGATCCTGTACAATTACCCCTGTTGTCAGATCCCCATTCTCCATCAAGAGAATACAAAAATGCACCCATAGAGCCTACAATCACAATAAGCCCTACCCATTCAATAGCCTTACTCTTAAGCTCCTCTTTCTTTTCTTGCCTTAGAGCATTTCTCTTTTGTAGTTCGTCCATGTTGCGTTCTAACTCAATATCTCGTATCATTCTCGCGGGCTAGTTCGCCCAAAGGCTCTGCAAACGCAGGGCCTTTTTTGTTATGTGTTTGGGTCTTCAAACCAGCAGAAGCCAGTTGTTCCATTTGAAGAATAACATCGACGGGTTAAGTCAGTTGTTTGCTCTATAGGTTGCTTGTGACAGTTCGCAACAACCTTACCGCAGACTGTGGCTTCTTTGGCTGTGGAAAGGTGTTTTGTATCGGCAGCGCAGACATCACTAGAAAGGAGTGATGATGTGCAGTTGTAGTTGTTTCTATAATCAGAACCAACGCCTGCACCACCAAGAGCATCAAGTGATCCAGTTATTAGACCGGGACCGAAGCTATTCAGATGAAATGAATTACAGGCAGACAAGCTTATAATTAAACAACCGATCACGTTAAACCGAACAAACATAATAACCCCCGTTATCTGCTCTTATGATGAGAGTGGAAACGGCAAGAGTCAACTATAAGGAGTTGAGAAATGGTATCCAGAGCAGGGCCAGCAGGTGCAGGAAATGCCGAAGCAGCTAGCGGACGCGGTGGCGGTAACTCTAATCCTGATAGAGATAGCCCACGTGGCGGGAATAGCAACAAGAGAGATTGGAGTGCAAAAGGAGGCGGTTTCTCGACCAAGAATAAGCCGGGGTTTAGTAAAGCCAAAACGAAAGCCAAGAAAAGAACAGGGTTTAAGCCGACCCCAGCTCCAGAAGACGATGAGACTTTTAGCCATCCTAATGGTGTTCAATCTCCGGAGGCAAGACGGGAATATGCGGATCAATATAATAGGGCTAATGGTATTGGCAAATATTCAGGACGGGGGCAAGACTATGGGATGAAAGTTCACCCTAGCGTTCTACCAGCCCTCAATCCCACTGCTAGAAAATCCATTGCTGAAAAGATAGCTCCCGAGCGTAGTTATGGTAGTGCTTTTGGTAATTTCTTTAGTGGCTTGCTTGGGCAAAGTTTTGCTAAAGCTGATGTGACTATTGATGATGCGGGACAGATTGCATACGAAGAAAACATCAATCCTGCTGGCTATGCATTTGATCAATTCGCACAAGGCATTCCGGGGGGCGGTTTTTTCTCGGCAGGTATCGGCACGAGTGAGTATTTTGGTGGCCCTGGTATTCCTGGAGGAATAAAAAGCACCACATCAGCCGAGAAAGTAGATCAGCGTGCGGACGCTAACCGTGATAACCGCCAACGAGCAGGCGCAGGTGTTGGGCAGGGGAATAGAGCAGGGGGCGGTTCTGTCTTCGAGCGCGCACAACAAGTCCTTTATCCGCAACAAGCGCCAATAGCAGACGAAGACAAGCCGCAGCTAGGCGTAGGAGTGAGCCAAGGCAAGTCTAAGGTACGTAGAGCGCCGCAGTTATCTGTGTTGAATGTGAAGAGGCCGACGTTTGGGAGGGGTTAGGGGAGTTGTGATTCTGTCAGGCCATTAAAGCAAGCAGCCTGACAAGTGCATGTTCCTTCGACTTCTGGATCTGGCGCGATATATAGCTGCCATTCTTTTGATGTTACATCGGGTTTATTTATTTGACAAAGGCAGGCCTGTGAACTTTTCTGTGTTCCCACTGTAAGTAGCGCGCAGACTTGATGTTCTCCTAAAAATTGGCTCATGACACTATTCGTCGTTTGAACTGGAAAAACCTTTACTGTTGGATTTGTTAGTTCTTCGACCTTGTCCGCAGCAGTAATGCCCGCAAAGTAATTAGATCCAAAAATTGATGCGCCGATTGTTGCAAATGCCCCTATAAGAGCGACAATGATTGTTGTTTGGTTTGATTGTCTAATGTTGTCTGGTGAATCAGTCATTATATGCCCCCCTTAATGTATGCAACTTTAGGTTATTGTGGTGTAAAAGCAAATTGTAAAAAACGGGAAATTAAACAGGGCATACATATTTAACTTACACCCCCATTGCATTTCATAACGAATACGGCTATTATTTCCCACGGATCATTCCGTCAGTCTCATGTTTTCACACATGGGGCTTTTTTTATGGGAGAAATATGCAGTTAGCCGAAACGGTTATCAATCGACAGAGTGCGCTCCAACAGGATCGCCAGAAGTATGACAAGGTCTGGAAAGAGACCGCCGAGCGCATGGACCCCTTTGGCTCCATCCTTGATGGTAAACGGGGTGACATGTCAAAGATGTTCAGCTCTCGCCCCCTACAAGACCTCAGCCGTTTTGCAGCCGCCATAGAAAGCCTTCTTATCCCTCGTGGATCTGTCTGGCATGGCCTAGAGCCTGTCGAAGACGAGCTTAAAGAAGATGATGAGGTTCAGGCTTGGGGCGAGGCGAGGGCAAAGAAACTCTTCCAGGTTCGCTATATGGCTAAGTCCGGCTTTGTCTCCAACACACAACGAATGTTCAAGTCTCTTGGTTGTTACGGTAATCAGGTGTTGATGACAGAAGAAGTGCTTGAGCGCGGACCAGGTGGCGAAGATCTCCCCCCCATCCGCTATAGGTCTATCCCAATCAACGAATGTTATCTGGCCTCCAATGCATGGGGACAAACAGACGTCTTCTATCGCGTTTACAAACTTACCCTCCGCCAGATCATTACTGAATTTGGTGAAGACAATATCCCTCTGCACCTAAAGCAGCGGATGGACAAGCCTGATCTGCTTGAAGAGAAATTTGAAATCATCCATGCGATAGATGCTTCATTGTCTGGCAAGATAAAAACGAACTTTGCGTGGCCTTCCGTTCACGTTCTCAAACTACATCATCATGTGTTGCGTGAGTCCGGCTATTACGAATTTCCTATTCATGCATCTTCATTCGTAGAGAGCGACGGGGAAACTTATGGATGGGGTCCGGCTATGATGGCCTTACCTGATATCAAGCAACTCAATGTGATGAACAAGACCACCATTGCAGCAGCAGAACAGGCAGTGTCTCCCGCCTTTGCAACGGTTCAAAAGCTGAAACGTCGCCTTAACCTCGGTGCCAATGCAATCAATCCGGATCTGGTTACTGATGATGGCCGATTAAAGATTCAACCAATTGTGACCGGTGCGCGTCCTGATATTGGTGAACAGCTTATAGAGAAGAAGCAACTCGATATCTCTGCAAACTTCTATGGTGATCTCTGGCAGATCCTTGTGAACAAGCCAGATATGACAGCCTATGAAGCTGCTTTACGGGCACAGGAAAAGAACGAGTTGATTGGGCCACCTTTTGCCAAGCAGGAAGAAATGCTGGCGTCTATGGTCATGCGTGAGAATGCTATTCTTGAGCGTCAAGCTGCCGATGGTATTATTGAGCTGGCCCCACGTCCTCAAGCTTTAGAAGGTCGCAGCCTTTCCCTGAAATTCACCAGCCCAATGGCTAAGCTGCGTCGTGCTGCGGAAGATGTGGGCATTCAACGGACGTTAGAAACAGCAGCACAACAGGCGCAGTTCGATCCCTCTATCATGGATAACTTTGATCACGACAAAATCATTCGTGCGCGCGCTGATATTAATGGCATGCCCGCAGATCTTCTGCGATCCATTGATGAGGTTCAGGGGAGCAGGCAAGCGAAGGCTGAGGCCGAACAGCAGCAAGGGCTATTAGAGCAACAACAGCAACAGGCCGAAATTCAGAAAACATTGGCACCTGCATTGGATGCGCAAACCCGAGCGAATGAGGCGCTTCGATAATGCTTAAGGGCTGGCCTTTCTCTCTCAAAAAACAGCATGAGCTTGTTGAGGCCTATAGCCGTATCTTCGCAACGGATGACGGACAAGTTGTTCTTGCTGACATTCTCGATCAAGCACAGGCATTTGAAGCAACTCCACCCGATGGGCCAAGTGAATTTAATGACGGCAAGCGTGCCGTTGCTTTCGACATTCTCCGCAAGGCCTCAGTAAGCCCTGAGTTAAGGGCTGAGCTGGCTAAAGCGGCATATCTAAAACAAGAGGAAGATGAACATGAGTGAAGAGCAGAGCGCAGAAGCTCCCCCCGTTGAAACATCAAACGAAACACCAAATGAAGCCTCCGAAAACGGGGGCTTTTTTGATGGCAAATCGGTTGAGCAAGAGCAGGAAGGTTTTCTTGCGGATAAAGGTGATGCTGAAAGCAATGGTGATGAGGCTCCAAAGGGCGAGCAGGACAACACCGATGATAAGCCCGTTGAGTATGAGTTCAAGCTTCCTGATGGCATCGAAGACAGTGAAGAAACACAAGCTTATACGAATGAGCTAAAGACTATGGCCCAAGCCTTAAAGCTTTCTCCTGAGCAAGCTCAAGCCCTTCTGGAATTGGACATTAAAGCAAAAACAGAAGGCGCCGAGGAGTACAAGGCTGCTCAGGAAAAGGATGAGAAGGACAAGATTAAAGCGGCAGAGAAAGCCGTTATAGAAACGAAAGCTGCCCTTAAGGAAGAGTGGGGCGGCGATACAGACAAGAACGTCAGAACCGCCAACAGAGCTTTAAAGGAGTTTGGCGGTTCTGAGTTGGAAGGCGTTTTGAATGAAGCTGGTGTTTTAAATAACGCCACTGTCATTCGTGCTTTCCACAAGGCTGGCCTCTCCTTGGTGGAGGACAGCAGCCCCGGTGGAGCTGGCGCAACCAAGCGCAACAAATCCGCTGCGGAAATTCTCTACCCAGATGAAAAGAAAGGTTAGCTAGATGGCTACACTTGGGAACACTTTTGTCGATCTTATCGACATCTACAAGCAGACGGACCCGAACGGCTCGACTGCAACTATTATTGAGCTTTTGAAGCAGCAAAATCCCGTTTTGGATGATGCGATTGCTATGCAATGTAACAAGGGATCAGAACACCTGCATACCATTCGTACCGGTTTGCCGTCTGTTTCCTGGGGCGCGTTGTATCAGGGGATCACGCAATCAAAAGCCAAACAACAACAGGTAACCGATACAACAGGTTATCTGGAAGCTTTGGCAACCATTGATGAGCGTGTCCTGAACCTGTCAAAGAATGAAGCAGGTGTACGCCTTAATGAGGCTATGGCGTTCATGGAATCGATGAACCAGGAAGCGGCTTCGGGTTTGTTCTATCATGATACAAAAACAACCCCTGAGAAGTTCAAAGGGCTTTCCGCACGCTTCAATGTCGTTGGTGGTGGTGGCGCAGGTAATCAGGTGATTGATGCCGGTGGTACAGGGTCGGACAACACATCTATCTGGTTTGTAACTTGGGGTGATCGTCACTGCCACTTACTTTATCCGGAAGGCACAAAAGCCGGCCTTGATCGTGAAGATATGGGCCGTCAACGCGTTTTGGATGAAAACAACAATCCGTACTATGTGAAAGAAGAAAAATTCACATGGCATCTTGGATTGGCGGTCAAGGATTGGCGTTATGTATCCCGTGTTGCAAATGTGGACGTGTCTGAAATGCAGGCGGGCAATGTCGCATTGTACGATTTCATGCGCAAAGCCTTCTACAAACTGCAAAGCCGTATGCGTCGGGGTGATGCAGCGGGTGGTCGTCAGGTTATCTACTGCAACCGTGATGTGCTGGAAGCCTTGGACGCACTGGCAACGAATGCCGGGTCTGGCGATAACTTTGTGCGCCTAAAGGGCACCGAGCTTGAGGGCAAAGAAGTCCTTACCTATCGCGGCATTCCTATCCGTGAAACTGACGCGCTTCTGAATACAGAAGCTCGCGTACTTGCTGCTTAAGGAGAATTGACATGATTTTCAGCAAACAGCTTACATTCTCAGATCAGCAAGCCATTACTGGTGATGCTGCATCGACGAACATTCTGGATCTCGGTGTGCCTGGTACTGTTTACGGTGCATCTGCTGCCATGAAGCAGGATATTGGCCCGGGTGATAAAATCCCGCTTCTTGTACAGGTGACGGAAGATTTCAATAATCTCACCAACCTGAAAATCTCTATTGAGGTCGATAGCACGACCGCTTTTTCTTCACCGAAACAGCTTGCCTCTCAAGCAATCCTTTTGTCCGAGCTAAAGGTGGGCAAACAGTTCAGTGTCGATTGTATTCCGAATGGTGCTGATGAACGTTACATGCGTATTCATTACGATGTCTCTGGCACGAACCCTTCGACGGGCAAGGTAACAGCCGGTATTACGATGGGAGTTCAGACTAATGGCTAACCGTAACAAGAGAAAGCCTGCTCCTGCAGCCACTCAAGAGCCTGTTGTTGAAGCTCCTACAGAGGAAGCGACGCAGAAAGAGAAGGAGGCAGTCAGAGATGATAGCACTTCTTCAGATGCTGATGAGGATGCTCAAGAGCCTGTTGTTGAAGAGAGCCTTGAAGTGATAGCCACCAAATCTGGTTATTACGGGTCCAAACTCCGAGAGGTGGGTGAAGATTTCACGCTCAGGGACAAAGATCACTTCTCCAAAAATTGGATGAAGCGCAAAGAGGCTTAGAGCCTCTTTTTTTATGGGAGGGCTTAATGTGTTTGGCCCTCTCTCTTTTAGATCATTTCATAAAATTATTAGAGGTTTTCCATGAGCAGCAAAGTAGAGATTTGCCGAGATGCTTTACAGATCTTGGGTGATAAATCCATTGTCTCATTGGAAGACAGCAGCAAGGAAGCACGACAGTGCAAGATTGCCTATCCCAGAGCGGTAGAGACCGTCTTGCGTAGCTATCCCTGGTCGTGCGCCATTCGTCGGGTCAAACTGGCTGCATCAGCAGAAGTATCTGCTTTTGGAGAGTGGAAACGATATCGCCGCCCGGTTGATGACATTCAGGTTTTGCCGATCACAACGACAGGTGAAGCCAATGGCTTACCCGTGACCTATCAACTAGAGGGACGGTATATCCTGTGCCACCAAGACGCACCGCTTTATTATCGCTATATCAGTAGTGAGGTTGAACCGTCTGATATGCCGCCGGATTTACGCCGTGTTGTGGCAACTCAGTTGGCCGTGAGATTGGCAGAGGTTCTGACCGGATCGCAAACCAAATTGAATATGGCTCTTGGTCTCTATCGGAATGATTTGGCTCAGGCAAAAGCCAACGACATGATGGAAGATGGTGTGAGTGATATTATGTCTTCATCATGGGTGGAGGCGCGAAACTGATGCCACCAAGAACCCTTCAGGCCAGCTTTGTTCGCGGCGAGATTACGCCCCGATTACATGGACGGGAAGATACAGATCTTTACCAGCAGGGCCTTGCTCTATGTGAAAATTGGATTGTTTTGCCTCATGGGGGCATGACACGACGCCCTGGTACACGATTTGTCGCCAACGCAAAACATTCGGATAAGCAGTGCCGGTTAATATCATTTGAATACTCGACAACTGACACCTACACAATTGAAGTAGGTGATTTGTATATGCGGTTTTACCGTGATTTCGGGCAAATAGAAAAAGATGATGCCCCCTATGAAATTACCACACCTTATAAGGAAGAAGAGCTGTTTGATCTGGTTTTTACCCAGACGGAAAACAGTCTGTGGATTGTGCACAAGGATCATCCGCCAAAAGAATTGAAACGAAATGATCATGCCGATTGGGCCTTGGCGGATATTACCTTTACCGCCAAACCGTCGGAATGGAAGGCAGGGAATTATCCCAGACGTTGCTCCTTTTATCAGCAGCGATCTATTTTTGCCTCACCACCAGATCAACCACAAACCATCTGGACGTCGAAAACATCTAATGAGAAAAATTTCACTTTAGGCACGAATGCCGACGATGCGTTCAAAGCCACGATCAAGGCCGGACAAGTCAACCATATTCAATGGATGGTCGAGGGACGTGCCCTGATGATGGGGACGTCCGGTGCCACAAGGACTTTGAGTGGATCTTCGGCCAATGAAGCCTTAACGGTTACGTCGGTTATCAACCGTCGCCATACCACCGAGGGATCAGCCGCTATTCCACCGATCCAGAAGGGGGAGGTGGCCCTCTTTTTAAGCCGGAACAGAAAGCGGTTGCATGAATTTGTTTTTTCGTTTGAGCGAGACAGCTTTATTGCGCCGGATCAGACTTTTTTATCTCAACATATAACGGGAACTGGAATTAAAGACATGGCCCTTGCCACCGATCCGGACGCAATCATTTGGATGGTTCGGGATGATGGTCAACTTGTTGGTGTAACCTATGAGAAAGAAAACGAAGTTGTTGCTTATCATAGGCACAAACTTGGCGGATCGACCGATGATCATGAATGGGGTGAGGTTGAATCTCTAACCGTTACCTATGATACTTTGCGAGATGTCCTCTGGATGTCGGTTAAACGCAAGATCAATGGTGCAGTGGTCCGCCATATTGAATACATGGAAGCGGTTTTTGAAGAAGGCGCCAAGAAGGAAGATGCTTTCTTCGTAGATTGTGGTGGCACTTATGATGGTGTTGAAGCTGGCACAATAACCGGATTTGATCACCTCGCCACAGAGAGTATTGACCTCCTTCATGATGGCAAAGTATCCCCCCAGACAACTGTTGCAGGGAATGGTTCTATTGAACTTCCCAACAATCGGATGGCAAAGAAAATAACAGCAGGACTCCCCTATGATTCTGTGATCCTCCCCTTATCACCAGCCGTAGCCACACAGAATGGCACTGGTAGAGGCAAGAAGAAGCGCGTTGTTTCCATGGGCGTGGATGTCATGAACACCGGCACGATTGAAGCTGGGGATAGTCTTGCTGATACACAAAGTCATATCTTCCGGGATGGATCGACACCTTTTGGTCAATCCCCGGATCTCTATACCGGATATCTGGAAATTGATCCGGAAAACGGCTTTAGCGATAAGGCACAGATTTATATCAGAGCAAGACAGCCATTACCGGCAACAATCAGATCGTTGATCGCAGAAGTGCAATCGGAGGGATAAATGGCTGGGTTTTTTGACGGTATTTCCAGCTTCTTTGGTGGGGTGAAGGGCCTTGCTAGTACGGCAAAGACTGCAGCTACGCTTTTTAATGTGGGAGCTTCTGTTTACAACGGTATTACTGGAGCAAGGGATGCTAAAAAGAACGCGAAATTAATTCGCCAGCAATCAGAGAGAGAAGCGGACTTAAAGCGTAGGCAAACGCGACGTTTAGTAGGCCAGCAACGTGCTAATTTTGCTGCTGCAGGAATACAAATTGAAGGTAGCCCGGCGCTCTTGATCGAAGAAACAGAGCAGCTTGGCGAAGAAGAAGCACAGAACATTCTGCAGTACGGCAATGCTCAGGCTAAAGCATATAAATCCCAAGGAACAAATGCGCTGATAGGTTCCGGATTAAGTGCAGGTGCTGGTCTTCTCGGTGGGTTTGCCCAGAACCAACTCTTTAATTCTAAACTTAAGGCAATCAGCTAATGCCTAATATTCCTGATCCCCTCCGTGCAGCGGGAAGGGGCCCGCGTAAGGCGTTGCCAAGCACTGGTGGGCATCTAGTCGCACAGGGCGTTCAGCAGGCTGCGAATGCATTGGGTCAAATAGGATCGCAACAGCAGCAGATTGAGATCGATAAAGCGACCAGACTAAATGCGATTCAGGACAAGACGAAGGTACTGGATCAGCAGACTAAGTGGGGTGAGTTTGAACTGGAAACTCTGGATACAGTTATTAAGCGCGAAGATTTTGCAGATCTATCACCTGAAGCTTTAGGCGAGGAATATGACAAGCTCTATGGGGATTACATAGATACTCAAATTAAAGAGCGCGGTTTTGCTGAAACTGAAATGGGGCAGGCAAACAGCAAGCTTTACAGGGAAGAATTAGAAGCCAAAAAAGCAATGGCACTCAAGCGCATTGAGATAGAACATGAAAGAGCTATTGGCGTTAAGGCTGATACTGTTATTCAGGCACAAAACAACCGTCTATCAAACGCATTGACCAATGATCCCACTATGCTGATCGAAATCTTTGAGGTTTCTCAGGATAATTACAATGAAGTTGGAAGCGTAACGGGAAAGGCGGCGGCGGACCAATCGGCGGCAGGGGCAAGGGGGCTTTTTATTCGCACTGCTGCTCAGGCTTATATTGATCGCAAAGATTGGAGGGCTGTGGATCAACTCTTAGACGGGATCGATCCGGCAACAGGCAACGAAATAGACACTACCGGCCTACTTACAGTCGAGCAAACGGAAAGTATTCGAGGCGTTAAAGAGAGAGCAATCAAACAGGATCTTGAATGGGCATATCAAGACTTAAAGCGTTCAGTTGATCTTGGTCAGGCAGGACACTCTAAAATAGAGGAGTGGCGGGATAATGGTTTACTGACACCTAGTCAGTGGGGAGCTTTAACTTCAATCGCTGATAAGAGGACAATAGAGCAAAGTGAGAAACAAGATAGATTAGCTGTCGTAGGATTGGCTCTGGATGGAGATCTTATGCTTGACCCCGCAGATTCAGAGCACAAAAAAGGTGTTGATGAGATTACCCTCACTATAATGCAAAGCGACCAGTTTCAAGAAAGTAGTTTATACCAACAAAATGCTGCTTTGGCTGGGCTTGTTATGCAGACAGGTATCCTTTCCAAATACACTAAATCCTATATTCGAACAGGCATGAATGGTAATTCTGAGGCGCAAATCAGAACAGCAGATCTTGTTACGCGTTTGGATCAAATGCCTTTTGATGCTTTGCAAGGGGTGAATGAAGGCGACCTAGCAAAATCTAGATTAATTAGCAGTATGATTGAAGCCGGGATTGAGCCTGTTAGTGCTGTAAAGAGGGCTGGCGAGTTAAGTGATCCTGCCAACCAGACATTAATTGAAGGAAGAAGAACCGCCTTTAAGGACAAAGGTTTTAACAGGCTAAGTTCAGACGAAATTACTGACAATTTTGATCCTGGTATCCTTACTGATGAGCCGAGCCTTCCTGAGTATTTATCTGCTGAATTGCTACAAGAAGCTAATGGATTATTCCAAAGACAGTTCGAGTTGACTGGTGATGAAGATGTTTCTAAAGACTACGCATTAAATCAATTGAAGAAGGTGTGGGGTGGATCTCGAGTTATGGGCGACTTTCAGTTGATGCGGTATCCTCCCGAGTTATTTTATGGCTTTGATGGGGAGGATGAGTGGATTGGGGAGCAATTAAAGAATGACCTTAAAGAACTGGATGTTCCTGAAAGCGCTATAGTTAGGTTGATTTCTGATAGTCAAACAGGGAGAGAGGCTACAAGTGGCCGTCCCAGCTATAAGTTAATGGTTTTTGATGGCGAGTATAAAACTATAGAGGGGCTTGAGGATAAAAGGTGGGCGCCTGATGCAAATAATGTGAGGGAGGGAAGGGAGCGGGAATTACTAGAAGAAGCTAAAGAAAAAAGGTCAATCTCACTCTCAATAGAAGAAAATACTAGAGTTATGAAGCGGTCGGTTGAGGCAATGGAAGCTGAGCGATTTAAGGATATGCACCCTGGATTGAAAGAGGCGATTCAATAATGCCCATTTTCGATGACAAAAATACTCAGACCTCTCTCTCTATTGGAATAAATCCCGGATCGAACAACTCTGAACTAGAGCCAGAGTTTTTTAAGGATACTTTGCCAGCCGCTTTTAGGTTGGAAAACACAATAGGTTCATTCCTCACAAACAAAAGCCAAGGCCCAATAAGAGAGATAGATGCTGATTACGACGTATTTAGTGATATTGAAGGGTACGAACAATATGCAGAAAGGTTCGCAAATAGCCGTGATCCTGTAGACACGACATTAATCAAGAAAAGAATTGACCGCGAACTCAAGGACAGGCGGACACTTGGCGCATCAGGATTTGCAGGAACCGCGGCGGAATTTGCAGCGGGGTTATTTGATCCTGTTAATCTTATCCCAGTTGGAGGGCAAGCGTATCGAACTTATCGTGTTGGAGGGTCAATTCTCAAAGGGGCATTAACAACAGCCAGAGCAGGGTTTATTGGCTCAACTGCTGCTGAAGCTTTGCTTTACAATACACAAGAACTGAGAACTGTAGAAGAGAGTGCCTCAAATATAGCGGCGGCAACATTTCTCTCAGGTGTTCTTGGTGGCTCCGTAGGTGCCGTTCGTGATGCTATTAATGCTCAAAAAGGAGGGAATATAAAGTCATGGCAGGAGTTGCAGAAAACTGTCGAGAACGACCTAACCGTTCCGGATGAATTTTCCCCAGACATTACTGAGCCAAATTCAATAAACATAAAGCAAGATGAGCTCGTTGCTGATACTGGAGCAGATGTTAGTGAAGAGCTCTTGGATGCAGACGATCTTCCTAAAGTCAATCGACCAGAACTGGCGGAAGGTGGTTCCGTTGGTGCTGCATCACTTAGAGAGAATGTAGCGGAAGAACGACTTAAATCTGCCCTTGGTGTAGAGAAAGTACTATCGTTTCAAGATCCTATGTTGAGGCTTGCTACATCGTCCAGTATTGAGGCTCGACGTATTATTCAAGAACTTGCTGAAACACCTATGGCTTACGAAAAAAACGCTCTTGGTGTGGCGACGCCTATTGGTGTGGAAACCAGAGTGAAGATGTATCAGGCTCCGCTCTATGAATCGCTTAAGTTTATGGATGATGCGTTTGTTCGGTATCGGTTGGGCCGTAATCAAAAATTTGGTGATATTGCAAAGTTAGGCGCGAGGGATCTAATCGGCTTTGGTGAGCGCCGAAAGTTGGATTATGCAGCATTCAGAAAAGAAGTGTCATTTGCCTTAAGAAGAAGCGATCAGCATCAAATTCCAGAAGTAGCCGAAGCGGCTAAAGAGTTCAGATCAAAGGTTTTCGACCCTGCAAAAAAGAAAGCTATCGAAGTTGGCTTGCTTCCTGAGAATGTAACTGTTGAAACTGCACCTTCCTATCTCACCAGAATGTACGACCATCAGAAGATCGCCGCACGTAGAGATGAATTTACAGAGGTGGTTGCTAGGTGGCTCAAGACTCAAGAGGAGCAGGTGGGGTTTGATGATCTTGATTTGCTGGATTTAGCAGATGAAATAACGGATCGGATTTTAGGCACTCCTGACGGACGATTGCCATATGATGCGCACATTGAATCTAGACGCATGGAGCCTGAGCCGGGCGTTTCTGTTCGCGGCCCTTTAAGGGCCAGAGAGTTTCCTATTCCAGATAAATTGATTGAAGATTTCTTGGAAAATGATATTGCGATTGTTGCTAAATCTTATACGCGGACAATGGCTCCAGATGTAGAAATAACAGCGCAATTTGGCTCAATCGGTATGGATGAGCAACTTGGCGCCATCCGAAGAGAATTTGCACAAAAAGCAGGGGCAGCGCAGACCAAAAAAGCTCGAAAGAAACTGCAAGAAGATCGCGAGGCGGCAATTAGAGACATATCTGCTGTCAGAGATAGAATTCGTGGCGATTATGGTATGCCCTCAGACCCGAATAGCATTCATGTGCGCTTGTTCCGTAATATTCGAAATCTAAACTATATTCGACTTCTTGGGGGCATGACACTATCTGCAATTCCAGATATCGCACGTCCTATTATGGTTCACGGCTTCAATCGTGTATTTGGTGCTGGTTTCGTGCCTATGGTTAAGAACTTCAAAGCATATCGAATAGCCTCTAACGAAGTAAAGTTAGCTGGCACAGCACTCGATATGGTTTTGGATAGTAGATCGATGGCGATTGCTGATGTTCTGGATAACTTCGGTAGACAAACCGTTGTTGAAAGAGGTCTCCAGGCAGCGACGGATCGATTTGGTAAAGTTGCACTTATGGCTCCTTGGAACGCAGCAATGAAGCAATTTTCAGGTATTATTACCATGACACGAATGATCCAAGCCTCAGATGCTATTCGTAACGGAGGTGGTAAAGCCAAAGAAGTTGAAAAGCTTGCAAGCCAAGGTATTGATCAATCAATGGCAGTGCGTATCTCTGAACAGTTTGAGCAGTTTGGCGAGATAAGTGATGGCATCTATATGGCGAACACATCTCAATGGATTGATAAGGATGCCTTGGAAGCATTTAGGGCTGGCCTCGTTAAAGAGGTGGATAAAATCATTATAACACCTGGACAAGATAAGCCCCTTTGGATGAGTACTGAAACTGGCAAAGTTATCGGGCAATTCAAATCCTTTGGCCTCGCTTCCACTCAAAGAGCTTTGCTTAGTGGCCTTCAGGATAGAGATTTGAACGCTTTGCAAGGAGCGGCTTTTATGGTGGGTCTTGGTTCGCTTTCGTATGCTTTTAAAACTTGGGATGCTGGACGTGAGGTTTCCGATGACCCTACTGTTTGGCTTGCAGAAGGTGTTGATAGATCAGGCCTCACTGGATGGTTGTTTGAGGCTAACAATGTGATGGAAAAGGTCTCTCGCGGGACAGTGGGTGTATCTGCTTTAACAGGTGGTCCACAAATGAGTAGATATCAATCGCGCAACATCCTCGGTTCTCTTGTCGGACCAACAGCGGGAACGATAAAAGACCTCTCCCAAGCTGTTGGCTCTGCTACTTCCGGAGATTGGACACAGAGTGATTCGAGAGCCTTGCGTAGGCTATTACCCTATCAAAACCTAATGGGAATGCGCCAGGTATTTGATGAAGCGGAAAAAGGTATTAACGAAAGTTTGGGTGTGAGGTAATATATTGACTACTTTATTGAAGAATAATCAAAACTAAGCTAGTATTCCTCACGGATACATGTGTCACAGCCTCACCTTTTGGTGGGGCTTTTTTTATGGGAAATCGGAAATGACTATTTCTGCAACACCCCGTAGAGCCACCTATAACGGGGACGGTTCTACGGTGACTTTTGCTGTGCCCTTTAAGTTTTTGGCTGACAGTCATCTAGTTGTTGTTTTGACTGATGCGGAAGGTGTTGAGGTAATAGCAACTCCCTCCTCTGTGAGTGGCGCGGGCGATGCAAATGGTGGTTCGGTAACTTTAACCTCAGCGCCGGCAGTTGATGTCTCTGTCACTGTTTTAGGTCGAGCTCCAATAGAGCAGCAAACAGATCTGGCAATTTCCGATGGAATGCCTGCCGATGTGATCGAGACCGCTGTTGATCAGCTAACTATTCAAAACCAAGAACAGAAGGAGGAGATAGGAAGAGCCATCAAGCTTCCAGTTTCACACACTGGCAGTGAGTTGCAATTTCCGGCACCGGTTCCAAATGAGGTGCCTTACTATGATGAGAATGGTAAACTCGTTATGTCATCGGTGGGATTCAGTACTCTTATGAGTACGGTTTCAAATCTTATCACCTTAGCGCAACAAACAGGACAGGCTCATACGCATACTTTAGCGAGTATCACAGATGCCAAGGATTGGGCTAAAAAAGATCCGTCAACATCTCCGGCCAAAACAGAAAACTATACACTAGTGGAGGCTGATGACGGGAAGGTTATTCCCTTTGACGCAACAGGCGCAGCCCGCACCATCCCTCTACTGCCCGCTGCTACAGCCGGAAACGGCTTCTCAGTCACCATCAAAAAGACAGATGCAAGCGCGAACGCTGTCACAATCGACGGCGATGGCTCTGAGGTTATTGACGGAGCAGAAACGCTCGTTCTTAGCGCGCAAAATGATGCAATTGAACTTCGTTGCGATGGTACAGGTTGGCAAGTGGTCTCTAAGGTTTCATCGGGTGGCGGTGGACTTGTCGTAAAATCAGCCCACGTCCAGTATAGCGGTGTCGCAACAGGAACTTCGACAATTCCCCTTGATGATACAAAGCCTCAAAACACAGAAGGCACCGAGTTCATGACTCTGGCATTCACGCCGACGGATGCTGCAAATGAACTTGAGATTGAGGTGGTGTTTAACTTCTCAAACTCTGCGAATAACAATCAACATGTTGCGCTGTTTAAGGATTCTGATGCGGATGCAATAGCCTCTGCGCCCCAAATGATTGATGCGAGTCAGCTGGGTAACGTTAGCTTTAAGTACCGAATGACTGCGGGTACGACTTCCGAGATAACCTTCAAGGTGAGGTCTGGTGGTAATTCATCTGGGACAACAACTTTTAACGGGAGATCGTCCGCACGGCTGCACGGTGGGTCTATGGCTTCATCAATTAGCATCAAGGAGATTAAAGTATGAGCAACTTAGCCACGGTCCTTGAGTGGAAATATCCGGGCGTTGAGGGGATTGAAACTCGAGAGGGCATCTTAACGGCTTGGCCCGAGAGTATTCCTCAACCAACGGATGAGCAGATATCCGACTTTATGGCTGAATACGTTGAGCCACTGCCAACTGTCTCTAAGCGGGATTTTATGAAGCGCTTTACGGACGACGAACGCAACACAATCACGGCTGCGGCTCTTCAATCAGTCCCATTAGCGCGATGGAAAGAAGGCCTCTTGCTCGCCGACGATATCAGATTGGATCATCCGGATTTGCTGGTGGGTATGAATGCGATTGTTACTCGTGGTCTTCTGACTGAGGCCCGCAAGGTGGAGATTTTGACACCATGATTGTAGAAGTTGATCTTCTCGACCTATTTCTTGGTATTGGCGGCTTGATCGTTGGGATTGTTGGCCAAACATTCTTAATGCTTCGATGGATTAGCGCCCACTTTGACAAGGCGCATACCCGCATCAACAGCATTGAGCGAGGGTTTGTCCGTCGTGATGATTTTGAGCAAGCATACAGTCGAATCAATGAGATTAAAGACAACTATGTCAGGCGCGACGACCACAACAAAGAGGTCGCCCGGCTGGAGAAAGAACTTGAAGCAATGCGCTCTGATATCCGGCATGGCTTTTCAAATCTGTCAACACGCATTGACCTACTTAATCACAACCTGAGCGAACGCCGTGCTGCCTTAAATGGAGGTATTGCAGATGCCCCTTAACTGGTCAGATTACCCTAACTTCTCTGCGTCCGAGTTCGCCTGTAAATGTGGCTGTGGCCTGGCTGATATGAAGCCTGAGTTTATGGCAAAGCTGCAAGAGCTTCGTAACCAAGTAGGGCCTTTGGAAATCACAAGCGGCTTTCGTTGCAAGAACCATCCTGTCGAGAAGAGCAAGAAACGACCGGGTGCACATTCTACCGGACTTGCTGCGGATATCATTCCGCTTAAAGCAAGGCGATACGATTTACTCACCACTATTAGCGACATGCGTTTTAAAGGCATTGGGGTTGCTAAATCTTTCATCCACATAGACGAGGGCCACCCATACGCATATCGCCCTGCGTCATGGAGTTATTGATCATGAAAAACATACTGATGACAGTCGCTTTTGTAGCGGCTTTTTTTATGTCTGCTTGCACGACACCGAGCGGTAATCGTCTGAGTGCTGAACAACAGGTGCAGATTACCTGTGAGGGCATCATTTCAACAGTGCGTGTCCTTGCTGGTTATCGTGCAGCCGGTGAGTTGTCAGAAGAAACTGTGAAGACCGTTTCTGATCTGATGCCATCCACTGTGAAGCTCTGCTCTGGCGAGGTGACAGATTATCAATCTGCCCTGACCACCTTGCAGGAAACGGCTTTTGTTCTTCTGACTGTAAAGAAAGGTGTTGAATCATGAACCCGGCAACAATCGCAACAGTAAACGCGCTTATTGAAATCGGTGTGTTTGCATTTAAATCAATCAAGGCCGTTCAAAACGGTGATAAAACGCCAGAAGAGATCCGCGCTGAGTGGCCTGCTATTTCTGCAAAGCTGGACGATGCCTGGGCAGCTTGGGAAGCAGCAGGAAAATCCAATGGCTGATGGCTATGAGTTCACACCTGAATACGACATAGCCCAGATTAAAGCATCTCGCCCAAGCGGCGGGGTGCTGGTCTGGGTGTCTCCCGAAGATCCAGATAACCCATTTACGGCTGCTTGCGCTCATAAGATCACAGGGCCAAGAGGTATGGACGTTACTGTTCCGGGTGGCTTTAACTATGACGGTGCCTCTGTGCCGCGCCCGCTGTGGTGGTTTATCCCTCGGGCTGATGCACGGTTCTTTCGGGCGGCAACTCTGCATGATTTACTTTATGGCACCCGGGAAGGTTCACGGGCTGTAGCTGATGCGATCTTGCGGATAGTCGCAGAGCAAGACCGTATGCCATGGCTCAAGCGATGGGCGGCTTATCTAGCTGTCAGGCTTGGTGGTCGGGCGGCTTGGCTGGATGGTGATTAATTGTCTAAAGTTTTAAGGACGCCACAAGAGGCAGGAATGTCTAAGTCACAGGCTTTTTTGAAGTATATTTTAGCTCTTTCAAGATCCTTATCGACACCAAGGCCATGTTGGTAAATTACCCCAATCATAAAGCAAGATTTACCGACATCCTTGTCACAAGCAGCTTTAGCATCACCAATGGTTACCTCTTCAGTCGCGGAACTGACAGAGACTGTTAAAATTAAAAAAACAAGTGTTAAGAAAGTTTTCATGCTGTTCTCTGTTTAAGACGTGTTCGATTTTTAATCGCTATGAATCAAATATTCAGTATTAATTCAAGATAACTTCTACTCCCAAAACCACTCATTATTAACAACAGTTTCATCAGCATCACTCAGCGGATTAATATCCAACCCAGATCTCTGCTCAATCTCATCAATAGAAACAGCAAAACTCGGCACTGGTGCGCTTCTCTCGGCTGTCTGCTCCATGATAAAGCTGGCTGATTTTCCATCTTTAGTTTGAATTATCTTCCAAAAACCTGATGGCACTTTATGCGTTTCATCTGCGCCTGGTAGCGGTGCCATTTCTATTTCGTATAGCGGTCCTGTCTGTACCCATACAGCATTCCCTTTAAGCACATACGTTCGCACCTTCTCTTCAAGTATCCGCCACGGTCCTTGGTTAAGTGCTGCTGCTTGTGGAGTGATGTTTGAGTAATAGTTCACATCGGATGCGTAAACGCTGCCTTTGAACGAGGCGAGGGGTGCAAGATGTCCTCTATCGAACTTGAAGCCTTCTACTTTGCTAGCCTTATGATAATCGTCTTTAGCCTTCTTGCCCGGCTCTAATCGCTCGTCAGCATCAAGGAATGGATCTGGGCGCCATTTCCTCACTAAATCTGGTTCAGTCCATACTTCGCGTGGTGTTAGTTGATAGGCGACCCAATCAGCGAACTTGGTGTCATCATTGTTTGATAGAGCATAAGGTCTGCGAATGATCAGGTCATTACTCTCGCTCAGGCCTTCTGGGATGCCGTAAAGCCAGTGGTCTGAGTGGATTTCAAGAGCGGATACGCTTGTTGATGAGAGTAAAATTGTGAGTGTAAGTAATGTGCGCAT